TGATGAGGTCACACTCGAAGAATACAATGAGATTGTTGCAGAAACTGTCGGTCAAATCTGGGAGGCAGATGATGAAGATGACCTCGTAGAAGAGATCACTGCTGCTACAGGTTGGTGCATCAAATCCATTGATTATCGTCACATTCTTTCCTGAAACATTATGAATCGCCAAGAACTTCAAAATCAACTTGTTCAGCAGATGATTGATGACATGGACCTCAAAACTATGACCTGCCTTTGTTATGATTATTTGATGGAAGGTTACGACAAATACAGTGATAACGAACTGACGGAAGAAGTTCAGCAATACTATCCCGAACTGCTGGAGGAGGATGTGACAGTCTAGGAACTGGCACAAGGGGGGTTGCGATTCCCCCCGATCTGGTCCATACTACATTTGTTGAGAGGGAAACCCCCAAATGCGTAAGATCGAACGTGAAATGAACGCTGCCATTCTGAACAACCAGAACTGGCAAAAAGACAACACTTCTGTCACCTTTGACCCGGAAACTCAAGAGTCCAAAGTGTTTCTGTTCGGCAATCACATTGCTACCGTTGGTGACAACTTCGTGCAAATCTTTGACGGTGGTTATCAGTCTGCAACCACCAAATCGCGTCTGAATGCGATTCTTCAAGAGCACGGAATCAAGGGAGAATGTGTGTTTCAACGCAACTTCAATTGGTTCGTTCACAAGTTCATCGGGCAGGCAGGAACTTCGCCTGTCTACAATGAATACGAATTCACCAATGGTTTCATGTTTGCATAAAGAATCGGGGGGGCAGATTGCCCCCTTTTTTTTATACTCAAGTCGGCCGCCCGTGTGCCAGTTGAGAGAGTGGCACACGACCCACCCCAGACCCCCACAGGACCCCTTACAATAGTCTCATGAAAAACACCCACCTTGAGCACCCCGAAGATTCTATCCTCACGGGTGACCTGTCTGTTCTGGATTGGTTCGTCAATCCTGGCAACTTGAGCGTTAAGATTGACGGTGCCCCTGCAATTGTCTGGGGTATTGACCCTGCCTGCGGTGAGTTCTTTGTAGGAACCAAAGCAGTCTTTAACAAGAAAAAGATTCGTATCGCTCACAATCATGAGGAGATTGATTCGTTCTATCAGGGTGAAGTTGCGCGTATTCTTCACGCTTGCTTTGATTATCTGCCTCGCACAGATGCTATCATTCAAGGTGATTTTATTGGGTTTGGTGGTAGTGATGAGTATACTCCCAACACGATCACTTACAAGTTTCCTGAGGTAGTCTATCAGGAGGTTATTGTCGCACCTCATACTGTCTACGTGGCAGAGAATGATTTGCGTGATGCTGTTGCTCACCCGATGAACTTTATCATCACTGACACTCACTACTGCAAATTTGTGAAACCTCAGGCATACATTCAGCACGGTCAAGAATCGTTTGCTGATGTTGAAGAGGTCTGCAAGTTTGCACGGGTGATGGCACTTGCGGTGAAGTTTGTGACTGATAAAGAGGCAGCAAAGATCAAGCAGCAACTGAATGCTTGCATCCGTGAGAATCGTCCTGTTGTGAATAGTGAATTTGACTGCGATCCTAACCTGCTGGGGTTGTGGGCGCTGGTGAAATCTATCAAGGCAGATTGTCTCTATCTGTGCCGCAATGATGGTCCTGCCGCTTACATCGGGCAGGAGAGGATTGATGCTGAAGGTTATGTCATGACCAATGAGTTTGGTATGTTCAAACTGGTGAATCGTGAGGTCTTTTCCTATCATAATTTCAACAGCGGGCGCTTCCAGTGTGCCAGTTGAAAAGGTGGCACACTACCACCCCACAGACCCCACCCTGACCCCTTACAATTAACAAGTCAACCACAGACAACCCGATGCCTGTCACCACTTACCAGACCTGCCTCACCGACCAGACCTACAACGGTTGGACCAATTATGAGACCTGGAATGTTGTGCTCTGGATTGAGAATGATGAGGGCATTCATAACTTCATTCAGGAGAATGACATCTGCTGCTATGAAGAACTGCTGGAAGCATTCTATGAATTTGGCACTAAAGAAACTCCGGACGGTGTAAAGTGGGACGATCCTAAAGTCAACCGCGCTGAAATCAACGGCGACGTGTTCGATTTCTAAACTGGCACACCGGGAACGGCAGCGCCCTAAAGACTGCCCTATACTGATTCAGTCAACCACAGACAACCCCATGCGTTACAACCCCGCCACCGATCGCGCTGTCAGCATCGATGAGATCGCCGCCCAATGTAAGGCAGCGGTTCTTAAGGCAGAAGCCCAGCGGGCGATCGATGCCGCTTACGATGAGATTCTGACCTTCTACCGCTGGGAGAATGACCTGCTGGTGGAAGCGTCCCGCTACCATGAGCTGTGTGCCGCCTGAGGGACTGGCACACCGGGGGGTCACACCCGACCCCCTGACCCTGTAGAATTCTCTCACACGCAACCAACCCCATGCGAATCGAAGTCCGTTACCAGACCCCCTACAACGCCTGCGAATGGCGCTCCCAGTGGTTCCGCACCCTGGCAGAGGCAGAGCGTATGGTAGACTTCTACCGGTCCTGTGGATCGCCCGCTCACGTCGCTCCCAGCAGTCTGGCGCAGTTCGCCCGCTGACCTGATACCATGGGAACGGGTGCGCCCTGAAAGACGCCCAGCAAACCCTAATACAAACTTACCATGACCTTTGACCTTGCTGCTGCCCTGCTCAACCGCGCCGCCAACGGTGCCGAACTGCTGCAGATTCTGGAGACCCTGACCGCTGAGGGTGACGCAGCTGCCCCTGCCGACGCCCCGACCCTGCAGGAGATCCAATTCTGATAGTGGCACACCCCCTGCCTGCTGACGCGGGTGGGGGGTCTATAGTATGGAGACAGTCAACCAAACGACCTCATGACCCGCTACGACGTTATCTGCCCCTCCGCTCCCTGGGAGAACACGACCACCGATGAGGACCGCGCATGGGACCTCTGCTACTCTCTGTCTGAAGAATACGGATACGCTGAGGTCCGCTGCAACGGGGTTGTCATCGGAGACTACGGCAACCCCTCCACCTTTCTGGAGTGGCGGTGACCTGCTACAATACTCTCAGTTCAACAGACACCCCATGACCGTCCGCACCAACGTCCTGCCCCTGGACCTCTGCACCGTTACCCTGACTGAGGCGCAGTGGTCTACGATCCGAACTGCTCTGCTCTGCCTCGCTTGCGACTGTCGGGTTACTGGCAAGGGCACCGACGCAGACTATTACCTGAACGCCTACAATACCCTTAAGGCAGCGATGGGGATGGAGTGACCCCCGACCTGCTACAATACCAAAGCAACCGACCCCACCCCATGACCCCTATCAAGGTCCGTGAAGCCCGCCGCCTGATTCTGAAGGCAGGCGCCACCATCAAACCAGGTGGCAGTCATGACAAGGTGACCCATCCGGCAGTCCCCCAGACCTTCCACCTGCCGACTCACGGAAGCAAGGGACGCCCGACCCTATCGCCTGGCATGACTCATGAGTTCCACAAATTTCATGCCCTGCTCTTAGCAGCACGGGACGCCTGACCTGCTACAATACTCTCAAGTCAACCACCCCCCCCCCTCCGATGCTCATCTCCGAAGCGATGGTCCAACTGGCGCCCTACGGTGTGGAGCGGATCGACCGCATCCCCAACGATTCCACCATCACCCCCGTGTGGAAGGTCCGCCATCACGGTGATGACCTCATCTACTGCTGCCGCCTGGAATCGTTGGTCTGGGCTCTGACCCCATCGGATGACTGGGAGGGTTGACTCCCTCCCCGACCTGCTACAATACTCTCATCCGCAACGGACCTCATGATCTACCCCATCACCACTCACGGCAGCGCAGCGATCGATACCCTGAGCGTCAACCCCATCACGGGTACGGTTCGGGTCCGCTTCCTGAAAACCTCCTGGAAGCAGTATCGTCTGAAGGCATCGCGCCGTGAGATCCTGTCCCTCCTGTGGAACTCCGATCGTTCGTTGGGGCAGTGGGTCAATCAACACTGCTACTCCCTCTGACCTGCTACAATACTCTCAAGTCAACCGACACCGACCGATGACCTTCGCCACCTTCCCTGCCCTGCTCCTAAACTGCGCCGATGATAACGGGTGCATTCGTTGGAGCACTGCCTGCCAGGCAGCAAAGGACCATTCCCTCTGGGATGACTTCCGCACCGACTACGGGACGACCGCCAAATTCGGACCCGTAGATGCCGGTGAGTTTTTGGTCTGGTTGGGGTATTGACCCCTGCCCCGTTCGTGCCTTACAATTCCAAAGCAACCGACACCGACCCGATGCGTTTCCCCCTTGCTGCCTGCTCTGACCTTGCTACCCGTCAGATCAAGTGGATCTCCCGCGCTGACCAACTGAAGAACGGTTCCCGCCCCTCCGCCTACATTCACTGGGGTGTGCCCGCTACCGCCATCGCCGCCCAGTATTCAGAGACCCTTGCCCCTGATGTGGCACCGTGCCCCATTAGCGGGTGGCGCAGCACTCAGTGGGGGTGACCCCTCTCCCTGCCCCTTGCGTGTTCGTGAGGGGCAGTCTCATTCGTTCGTTCGTGTTCGACAGTCGGTGGGGGGTGGGGGGGTGCCGCGTCGCGCCGCCGTATATAAAATCGATGGGTCCCTGGAGTCTACAAAGTGTTACGATAGACCGATAAATCTAAAGAATGTTATAATTTACAAAAGTAATTACATTCAAAATCAAAAATTTTTTCGCCAAAAAAATATCTTCATAGGGTTGATTATGGGAAAACCAATAATTCCAGAGGGAACAATTAAGACAAATGCCAAAGGAGTGCAGTACATCAAAGAAGATGGGAAATGGGTTTATTTAAAAAAACCGAGAGAGAAATGGTTAACTCCAATTGCAAAACCAAAAGAAAAAGTGAGTTATAACTATCCGGTTATTAAGATACCGGAGAATATGAAAGAAACTCAATATCCCGGTTATTATATTACTGAAGATGGAAAAGCATATCGAAGACCAGGAAAATATGATCGAACAGGAAAATATGGTCCGATTAATGAATATGGTCTTATCTATCTAAAACCTGCATTTCGAGGCCATCCAAAATATCCAGAACATCAGTATGAATGTATAAACATCTCAATACATGATGAAAAGGGAGTCTATCATCAAATTAAAAAAAGTATTCATCAGTTGGTTGCAGAGGCATTTGTAGAAAATCCTAACAATTATACTGAGATTGATCACATAGATCAAAATAAAAAAAATAATCACTATACAAATTTAAGATGGATAGATCGATTTACAAATGCTTCTGAACCAAATGCAAAATATTATAAAATTACCGATACTCTAACAGGTAAAGTTTGGGAGGGATACAATTTAAGAGAATGGGCAAAAGAAAATTATGATTTGGTGACAAGTCGAATGAAAACTAAAAATAGACCTTCACATCGTATTGCATCCGATCTTTCCGGAGCCAGATTAAAAAATAAAAAAATTTGGAATTTAATTGTAGAGTAATCATTTTCATATATAAAGTTAAAACGAAGTTGATAAAAAATGCAAAAAAATTCCGGAGATATTTTTGGATCGATACAGATTGATCCAATTACTGGAAAATACTTTATTTTTATTCCAGAGCAACTTATTAGCGAAATGGAATGGTACGAAGATACGGACATTCGATTTTCTATAGACGGCAAGGATTTAATTATTTCCGAAAAATAATTAAATTGACAAGTGCTACATAATATTGTATGATACTGAAGTAAACATCTTATCTTTATGGCTAAAGGATTTACAGTAAAAGCAAAGGCGCCCGCAGCGGCACCACAACAGCAAGAATGGGATTATGACTTGGCAAAACAGATGGTAAGAGGCAAATCAATTGTCTTTTGTCTTCCTGGGCGCGGAGTTTCATATACCTATCTGAAGAGTTTTGTTCAACTTTGTTTTGATTTGGTACAGGCAGGGGCAAGTATTCAAATCTCACAAGATTATTCATCGATGGTAAATTTTGCACGATGCAAGTGCCTTGGTGCAAATGTACTTCGTGGTCCAAAGCAAATTCCTTGGGATGGTAAACTTCCTTATGATTGGCAACTTTGGATTGATTCTGATATTGTCTTCAATAGTGAAAAGTTTTGGCAACTTGTTCTAATGGACAAGGACATCTCCGCTGGTTGGTATGCAACTGAAGATGGTCACACCACATCTGTTGCTCACTGGTTGGAAGAAGATGATTTTCGCAATAATGGTGGAGTCATGAATCATGAAACAGTTGAAAGCATCTCAAAGCGTCGTAAACCATTCACAGTTGATTATACTGGTTTTGGTTGGGTTCTGATTAAGAAAGGAGTGTTCGAAAATCTTGAATATCCTTGGTTTGCCCCTAAAATGCAAGTCTTCGAGTCTGGTGAAGTTCAGGACATGTGTGGTGAAGATGTATCGTTCTGTTTAGATGCAAAAGAAGCAGGCTTTGAAATTTGGTGCGATCCTCGTATTAGAGTTGGTCACGAAAAAACAAGAGTCATTTGATTTGTAACAATATGTACAATATTCTTTGTAAAGGACGTAAAATATACTCGAATCTTACAGAAGAAGAATATTTCAATATTATGGAGGATCTGTCAATTGATTATTATCAGACAGGTTCTCCACGTCCAGAAGATCTTGAAACTGAAATTATCGGAGAAAATGAATGGCAAAGGCGAAAGTTGGCGTAAACATCAAGGGCTCTTATACTCCCGGTCAGCCTAAAAAGTCTCGTCAAGGAGATGGAGGAGGAACCAAATACGCTGCTTCCTCTCGTAATGGAGCACGTAAAAAATATAGGGGGCAAGGAAAAGGATGAAGTCCTTGCTTTTTATTTCAGAAGATAAAGAAAAAGCACTAATTCAAGAAATAACTTATAGAATTCAAGTATCGGGGATTGATATCAATCCTTCTGATACTTGTTTTTTAATGGTTTCTCCAGACTATTCTGCTATAGTAACACAACATCTTTCACACTCTTTGAGTATTAATCAAGAAATATATCATATTGAAGCGGTCAATGTTCCGTTCCCTGATGAAAATGTAAAAGAATATCAAGAAGATTTTATTGAAAATTACTTAAAATGGTCAAAAAAATGGAAAAAATTTGTTTTAATTGAAGCAGGAGTTATACGTGGGGGAAATTATACTTGGATTACTAACTTAATCTCCCAAAAATATTATACTGTTGCCTTGTGTGAGAACATTCATAGTAAATTTAAGAGTGATTTTGTTGCTTTATACTATGACGACACAAAAGAAGATCTTCATTTTTGGTGGGAACGACCAAATAATCATTGGAAATAGATAATAAATAAACCTTTACTCCCAAAAACTTAATTGGAACGCTTTTCGATGGGTAGGCACCTTTTATTAGAGGTGTATAACGTTAAATTTAACCTCTTGAATGATGCAGATTCCATTCAAAAGGCTATGAAAATTGGAATAAAACGTGCTGGAATGACAATTCTTAACATTTATCAGCACAATTTTATTCCTCAGGGGTGTACAATTGTAATTGCACTTTCAGAAAGTCATGTTTCGTGCCATACTTGGCCAGAAGAAGGTTGCCTGGCAATTGATATCTATACATGTGGAGAAGGAAATCCCAAATTAGTCGCTTTAGAGTTGTTAAAATATCTAAATTCTGATAATTATTCTTTAAGAGAAGTATATCGTTAAATAGGCAATAGGAGATAGCAACCTCCTTCATAAAAGTTCTGTTTTATTCACTAAAACAGGAGCTAAAATGTCCAATTTACCCGTAGATAGAGATAAAAATTACATGAGAGAGATGTGGGGAACTACAAAATTAATCACAGATTATGAAAATCAACCCACAAAAAGAGTTCTCCAAGAAGTTATGCACGACCTAGCACCAAAGCATGATTTCAAAAAACAAGTTGAGTTGCATGAAAAAATTAGAAATGATGAAGACTATGATGATTGGTCTTATGGAACAGAACCAACATATGGATCTCCTTGGGAATGAACATAAATAAATAAAGAAATTTTAATGTCCGATGGCAGTTACTAGGATATCTAGATCCTTCAAAGATATTAGTTTATCCTTTGAACCTCATCCTGTTACCAAGGATTTGCCAATTTTGAAAAATCAAAATGCAATTACAAGGTCAATTCGCAATCTAGTTGAAACAATTCCTACCGAAAGATTTTTTAATTCTACAATCGGTTCGAATGTTCGCTCTACTTTATTTGATTTTGTTGATTATGGTACAGCATCTTCAATAAGAGACCAAATTACTTTATGCATTCAAAACTATGAACCTAGAGTTAATGATGTAGTTGTCGATGTTGAACCAAGACCAGATACAAATGAATTTGAAGTTACGGTTACATTTAACATCATCGGACAGGAAATTCCAACGCAGCAATTTTCATTTATATTAGAGGCAGCGAGATAAAATGCCTTTTACAAAGTTTACCAATTTAGATTTTGATCAAATAAAGACCTCTATCAAAGATTATCTCCGTGCGAATTCTACATTCACGGATTTTGACTTTGAGGGGTCTAATTTTTCTATTCTTATTGATACTCTAGCATATAACACATATATTACAGCATTCAACTCTAACATGACCGTAAATGAATCCTTCTTGGATTCTGCATCAGTTAGAGAAAATGTTGTTTCTCTTGCAAGAAATATTGGTTATGTACCACGCTCTAGAACCGCTTCTACGGCGGATGTTTCGTTTTCGGTAAATACTTCTGCAAATACTCCTACACTAACCTTACAGGCTGGATTGGTATGTGTTGGTAGTGTTGATGGATCATCATATGTTTTTTCATCTCCAACGAACATTTCTGCAGATGTTGTAAATGGGACAGCAACTTTCAGTAATGTTAAAATCAAAGAAGGAACATTTTTAAGAAAACAATTTGTTGTTGATGGTTCTTTGGATCAAAAATTTGTTTTAAATAATTCTTATATTGATACCTCAACAATTATAGTTTACGTTAAGGGAACTAGTGATAGTGGTTTAGGAAGATCTTATTCTCTTGTAGAAAATATTTTCGATATTCAACCAACTTCTGAGATCTATCTAATTCAAGAAGTTCAGGATGAAAAATATCAACTTCTTTTTGGGGATGGATATTTTGGTAAAAAACTTGAAAATGGATCAATCATTACTGTAACTTATATTATTACTGATGGTAAAGATGGAAATGGGGCAGATTCATTTTCATTTGCAGGAACACTACAAGATGCAAGTGGAAATACAATTATACCAACTAATACAATTACAGTAACCACCAATCAAAAATCTCAAAATGGTGACGATATTGAGGGAATTGATTCGATTAAATATTTTGCCCCTAGATTGTATTCTTCGCAATATAGAGCAGTAACTTCTAGGGACTATGAGTCGATTATTAAAACAAAGGTTTATAAGGAAAATACAGAATCAGTTTCTGTGATTGGTGGAGAAGAACTTGACCCACCACAATTTGGCAAAGTTTTAATTAGCATTAAACCAAAAAATGGAACTTATGTTTCTGATTTTGATAAACAACAAATTCAAAGCAAACTAAAACAATATACAGTTGCCGGAATCAATCCAGAAATTATAGATCTCAAAGTTTTATATGTAGAAATTGATTCTTCAATTTATTATAATTACTCGCAAGTAGGTAGTGTTGAAGACTTAAAAACAAGAATTAAAAATTCTCTTACTACATATTCACAATCTACAAATTTAAACACTTTTGGAGGTAGATTTAAATATAGTAAAGTTCTTCAGGTTATTGATAATACTGATACTTCAGTTACTTCAAATATTACAAAAGTTAGAATTAGAAGAGATTTGAAAGCACGTATCAATTATCCAACTCAGTATGAAATTTGTTTTGGTAATAAATTTCATGTAAATCCTGCGGGCAAAAATATTAAATCTACAGGATTTAATATTGCTAATGAACCAGATTTGGTTTATCTTACAGACGTTCCAAATGCAGATCTAAAAACCGGAGTAATTTCTGTGGTAAAGAAATCTCCGATTACAGTATCTGTTGGATCTACGCAGTCACTAAAAACTCTTATTGTGATTCAATCTGCAGGTACAGTTAATTATGAAACTGGCGAAATTATGCTTGGAACTATGAATATAACATCAACATTTTTAAATGATAATATTATTGAAATTCAAGCTTTCCCAGAATCAAATGATGTAATTGGACTAAAAGATCTTTATATTTCATTTGATGTTTCTAAAAGTTCAATAAATATGATTAAAGATGTTATTGCATCTGGTGATGATATATCTGGAGTAGTATTTTCAAGAGATTCTTACAGATCAAGCTATTCGAACGGGGAACTAACGAGGTCGTAATATGATACAAACTGGTTTTGACTCAAGGGTAAAAGTTCAACAAATAATTGGAAACCAATTACCAGAATTTATTTTAGATGAAAGTCCAAAAACGGCAGAATTTTTAAAGCAGTATTATATTTCTCAGGAATATCAAGGTGGTCCAGTAGATATTTCTGAAAATTTAGACCAATACTTAAATTTAGATAATCTAATACCCGAAGTAATAGTTGGATCTACTGTATTAACGACAGATATTTCATCTTCTGCCGGTATTGTAACGGTTACTTCAACGAAAGGATTTCCCCCAACATATGGTTTATTAAAGATTGATGATGAAATAATTACCTACACCGGACTTACAACAAATACATTTACCGGATGTATTCGTGGATTTAGTGGGATTACTAGTTACCACAAAGATTTAAACTCAGAAGAGTTAGTTTTTTCCGAAACTTCGGCATCTTTTCATTCCAATAATGCAAAGGTAATAAATTTAAGTTCTCAGTTTTTACAGGAATTTTATAAAAAATTAAAATATAGCCTTACTCCAGGTTTTGAAGATAAAAATTTCGTTTCTGATTTGAACGTAGGAAATTTCATAAAAGAATCAAAAACTCTATATCAAACTAAAGGGACTGACGAATCATTTAGAATTTTATTTAACGTTTTATATGGAGAGAAACCAAAAGTAATTGACTTAGAACAATTTTTAATTAAACCATCTTCTGCACAATTTGTTCAAAGAGAAGTAATGGTCGCAGAAAGAATTTCTGGCGATCCCTCTCTATTAGTTGGGCAAACGATTAAAAAGTCTACTGACGAAAATACTACAGCATCAGTATCCGAAGTTGAGGTTATAAGAAGAGGTGGAAAAAATTACTACAAATTGTTTGTTTTTGTTGGGTATGATGACTCATTCCCAACAATTACAGGAACTTTTAATATTACTGGTAGCACTAGAGTTATAGAACAGGTAGAACCAAATGCAAATATTATAACAGTAGATTCTACAATTGGTTTTGGGCAAACTGGAACAATTTATCTCGGTGATAATATTGCACAGTATACTAGTAAAAGTATAAACCAATTTTTTGGATGTACTGGTATTGGAACAACTGTCCCAAAAACTAGCATTGTTCGTTCAGATGAAACATATTATGGTTATGAAAATGGCGATTTAACTAAAAAAGTAGAATTGAGACTGACTGGTGTTTTATCGAATTTTTCCTCAACATTACAACTAACTTCAGTTGATGAAAATGAGCGCATAGGAATTAAACATCTGGGTGATGTAGTAGAAAACCCAACAACAAATCCATCAAATAAACAAATTTTTGCGAATAGTTGGATTTATAATACTAGTTCAAGATATCAAATATCAACTTTTGACGAGGGATCAATATCTCAAATATTTTTAAGTGGGGATATTGATAAATCTAGTCTAAAGATTGGTGATAAAATCGAAATTTTAGAAAGAAATACCGAATTTGTAGTTGCTACAGATTTGAGTGTTTCGGAAATAACCGATAGGCAAGTTACAACCTCCGGAAGTTTTATTCTAAATCAGAATAAAGATTATGACCTTAGAAGGATATTAAAGACATCTTCCACATCTACAAATATAACTCCATTAGAATTTAATTCTTTATTTGCAGATGTTCAAAATGTTTATTTTGATGGTGAAGACAATTATGGATATGTTGCATCAAATTCTTTACCATCTTATGTAATATCAAAAAATACTTTTGGATATAAGGCATCATCAGTTTCAGATTATAATAACGAAACTAATTTATATACCACTATTAATTTTTCAGAAAAAGTTTCGTTTTTAAACGGAGCAGAAATTTTTTATAATCCAGAAAATACTCCAATTTTCGGATTATCTAGAGGAATTTATTATGCCGAAGTTCTCGCTGATAAAAGACAAATTAGATTATATGCATCTAGATCATTTATTGGTTCTGGAAGCTATGTTTCTTTTGGTGAATTAACTACTGGAGACCACTTATTCATTTTAAATAGTCAAAATACAAATACTATTTCTGCCCAAAAGATTTTAAGAAAGTTTCCTATTGTTAATAATATTGCAGATGGAAAATCGGATTTGACAATCCCAGGTTCAATTGGAATGTTAATTAACGGTGTTGAATTAGCAAGTTATAAATCAAATCAAAATATTTACTATGGACCATTAAAATCGGTAAATGTTTTAAACGGAGGAAAAAATTATGACGTAATTAATCCACCAATACTGCAAGTTTCTTCGGGAATTGCATCTATTCAACCTATTGTTAGTGGAACAATTGAAAAGATATTTGTTGATCCTCAAGAATTTAGTTTAGATACAATTGTATCAATCGCAGTTACAGGAGGTAATGGTAGAGGTGCTTCATTTCAACCAATTACAGAAATTAGAAGAAGAGAAATAAAATTTGATGCTAAACAAATTGCAAATGGTGGTGGAGTTGATATAACTAATGAAACTATTACATTTTCATCTCCCCACTATCTTAACGATGGACAATCAATTTACTATGATTCGGAAAATAATTCACCCTTAGGTATCGGAACATTTAATTCAAATAATACTGATCAGGGAAGAACATTAAAAACTGGTGCATTGTATTATGTAAAGTACATTAATGACTCAACTATTCAAATTTATGAGAGATTAAGTGATTATAGATCTGGTATTAATACTGTTGGGTTTACTACTGTAGGAACTTCAGGAGTTCATAAGTTTGAAACAGAACCTAAAAAAATACTGACTGACATTAAAGTCTTAAATGGTGGAATTGGTTATCAAAATAGAAAATTGCGAGTAAATTCTGCTGGAATTTCAACAATCAATAGTACAATTAATTTTGAAAATCATGGATTTAATCATGGGGAATTAGTAACATATAATTATGAGACTGCAACAATAAGTGGATTATCCACAAATAATCAATATTATATTTTAAAGATTGATAATAATTCATTTAGATTATGTGATGCCGGTATTGGTGGTACAGATATAACAAATTATCAAAGAGAAAAATACTTAAAATTTACTAATACTGGATCAGGATATCAAATTTTCAATTATCCGGAAATTAGTGTTAAAGTTAACTATACATCTTCCGGAATAGGTAGTACTTCCAATACTACATCAATTGATGCATATCCAGTGGTTAGGGGATCAATAGTTGGAACTTATGTTTATAATAGTGGTAGTGACTATGGATCTACCATTATAAATTTGCATAAAAAACCAAAAATAACAATTAAAAATGGTAAAGATGCACAATTATCACCAATTGTTATTGGTGGAAAAGTTATCGATGTAAACGTTCAATATGGTGGTATTGAGTATTATTCAACTCCAAACTTAAATGTAATTGGTTCTGGAAGTGGATGTGTATTAAGACCTGTTGTTGAAAATAACAAGATAGTAGACGTAGTAATCATAAGTTCTGGTCTTGGATATGATTCAAATACAAAAATAAAAGTAGAATCATCTGGAACTGGTGCTATATTTGACCCTCATATTAGATCTTTAGAAATAAACAATAATATTTTTTACGGGGTTGAAGATTCTATTAGTGAAACTAGAAAACCATCTAATGAGATTTTAATTAATTCTAACAATAATTTACAATATTTTATTTCTGGTTATTCTGAAAGTTTACAAACAGAATTTAATGATGATGGAACAAATCATTCTCCAATTATTGGATGGGCTTATGATGGGAATCCAATATATGGGGCATATGGTTATTCTAATGCAGGTAATAAAAATTCAGAAATTAAAAGACTTGTATCTGGATACTCGTTAAATATTAGCAATATTGTAAATAGACCATCTGGATTTATTGATGGGTTTTTTATCGATGATTATATTTTCTCTAATTCTGGAGATCTTGATCAGTACAACGGTAGATTTTGCATAACTCCAGAATTTCCTAATGGTGTTTATGCATACTTTGCAACATCAGATTTTGATATTTTTGGAAATTTAGTTGGAAAGTTCCCATATTTTGTTGGAAATTACTATAGATCTAAATTTATACCAGAAAATGCATACTTAGATCAATCATTCGATCTCAATAATTCAAAATTAGTTAGAAATACATTCCCATATAAAGTCAATGATAAGTATGGGGGAAATGATTTTATTATCGAATCAAGTGAAATCATAAATCAAAAGACTTCCGTAGAATCTGTTATTTCTGGAGGTATATCTAAGTTTGATATTATTGAAGGAGGTTCCGATTATAAAGTTGGAGATAGTTTAATTTTTGATGAAAGTGAAACTGGTGGTGGTGGAATAATTGCTAAAGTTTCTAAAATAAAAGGAAAAGATATTGTCAAATTACAAACCTCGGTAACGACGTATCAAGATTCTATTTTTACTTGGAAAAATGGAAATCAAATACAAGTTTTAATTCCACCTCAACATAATATAGAAAATCTTGATGGAGTGATAATTTCTGGATTCTCAACATCATTAAGCCAACTTAATGGTTTACACCAAGTTGGAGTTACTTCCTATAAATCGGTGTTAACTAAAGATATGCCTGCATATTCTTTAGCTGGAATTATAACCGATGTGTATGTTTCAACACTACCAAATAATATTTCAATCGGAAGTAGTATTATAGTTGAAGGAGAAACATTATCTGTCTTAAACATCTTTAATGATGTAAATGTTATCAGAGTAGTTAGAGAAACTACTGGACTGGCACATACTGCAACTACTACGGTTAATTTTATTCCAGATTCATTTACATTCGATTATAAAATTGATTATTTTGATTCCAAATTAAATCAAAAAGTTTACTTTAATCCAAAGCAATCTGTTGGAGTTGGAACTACTGCAGGGATATCCATTCCACTAACATATACTGTTGGAGCAAGAAGTTATCAAATTTCTGCCCCAATTCAATCAATTTTTATACCAAATCATCCATTCCAGACAAATCAAGAAGTAATTTTTAAAAAAACTCCTTCATCATCGCCCATTATAGTATCTAATACAGCAACAAGTGGAACATATAATCTCCCTATAAGTGGAAATGAACAAAAAGTTTATATCATTAAAAAATCAAAAGATTATATTGGAATAGTAACGCAAGTTGGATTAACAACAACATCCAATGGTGTATTTTTTCAAAATAATGGAACAGATGATTTTCAATATTCAATATCTTCAAATTATGCTCAAATAACTGGTAATGTAGATCGAGTTAAGTCTACAGTATCAGTATCGACTTCACACAATCTTTATTCCGGGGATTTAATCAATCTAAATGTACAACCCAACATTTCTGTTGGGATCGGAACTTCTATTTCAATATACGTTAAATATGATTCTACAAGAGAAAAATTATTAATCAATCCTATAGATTTTACTTCATCTGGAATTAATACAGTAACAAATACAATTACCATCAATTCACATAATTTAAATACCGGGGATAAAATACTTTACTCTTCAAGTGGTTTGGTTGCATCTGGATTATCTACTGGATTTTATTTTGTCTATAAAGTAGACAATAATAGAATAAAATTGTGCGAAACTTATATAGACTCCGTTACAGTTCCACCAACAGTTACAGATATTAATGATGTTGGAGCAACTAATCAAAAAATTTCCCAAATCAACCCTAAGATCAATATTATTAGAAATAATAACTTAGTTTTCAACCTTTCTGATACTTCATTATCTGGATTTAATTTCAAATTATACTATGATGAAAATTTTGCTGATGAATTTGTATCTACAGGATCTACAAGCACATTTTCAATATCTGGAGTTGGAACAGTAGGAGTATCTACTAATGCATCGTTGACGCTGAACTATAGTGAAGAATTGCCAAATAGATTATATTATTCTTTAGAAAAATCTGGATATATTTCTACTGCAGATAAGGAGGTTAGAAATTATTCTGAAATTAACTTTGTTAATAGTGAGTATATTGGCGATTATATTATTTCTGGAGTGGGAACAACTACCTTTAATATTGTTCTCGATAATGTTCCAGAAAAACTATCATATAATCAATCAGAGTGTTCTACTCTAGAATATTACACAAATTCTAATACTTCTTCTGGACCTATTAAAAATATTCAATTGATATCCGGAGGAAATGGATTTAAAAAATTACCAATATTTGCTGGAAGTAACTCTGAAAATGGAAGATCTGCATATATTATTTGCAAATCCGACTCTATTGGAAAAATTAATCAGACAAAAATTCTAAATGAAGGATTCGAATATCCTTCAGATAAAACTCTTAATCCAAAAGCTGACATTCCAAAAACTTTAATATTATCATCTTCAAATACAATTTCAAATATTAGTGTATTAAATAGTGGAAAAAATTACACATATGCTCCAAATTTAGTTGTTGTTAATTCGGACACTGGGCAAAAAATTGATTCTGGATTCTTATCAGCAAACTTATTCGGAAATGGAATAGTTTCTGTAGATATTATTAATGAACCAAAAGGTCTTCCATCAAAATCGGTAAAAATTAAAAGTATTAATAATACAAATGGAGTTGGAATTCAAACAATATCAACTTCAAATTCCGGAATAGCAACTTGCGTATTAGTTACACCACTTTCTGGATTTAGTATTGAACCCTTTGGAATAGGAGATAAAATTTTCGTCGAAGGAATTCAGCAATATGGTTCTGATGGTGATGGATTTAATTCTGAAAATTATGGATATGAATTTTTTACAGTAATAAATTATACTAATATTGGTACAAATGAACCAAGAGAACTTACATTCAGTGTTGCTGGATTTACAACGAATCCAGGAATTGCCAAAACATCACAAGAATCTTATGGTTCTATAGTTAACTATAAAAATTATCCAGAATTTGAAGTAGAACAAAAATTATCTTCATTTATTATTGGTGAGTATTTGTCTGTTTTAGTTTCTGGGGAATTTGAGAACACCGATTTAAAAGTTGTTCAATTTAATGATACCAATATTAAGATAGAGGGAACTTACAAATTAGTAAAAAATGATATTATAAGAGGTAATCAATCAGAAAGTATTGGAACTATTAATTCAATAATTGAAAATTATGGTGAATTTGAAGTTAGTTATAGTTCTAGACAAAAAATAGGTTGGATAGATAATGTCGGTATTTTAGATGATGATATTCAGGTTATTTCAAATAATGATTATTACCAAAATTTATCATATTCCCTTAAGAGTTCACAAACTTGGGAAAATATTGTCAGTTCGGTTAATGGCATTTTACATCCAATAGGTCTTAAAAACTTTGCCGATACTGAAGTTATATCCAGCTCTACTGTAGGAGTTGGATCAACTCCTACAGAATATACCACTACAATTTATGATATTATTGATGAAAATAGAATTGATACGATTAATAATTTTGATTTGGTTTTAGATACTGATTTAACTGCAGAAAATCTAGCAAAATCTGTCAAATTTAAAAATAGAAGATTGACAGATTATATTCAGTGCCGCACCAATAGAGTTCTTGAAGTAGATGATATTAGTCCACTATTTTTAAGCTCCGAGATAGATTCTCAATTAAATTCTAATATTTTTAATATTATACCATCTAAAAAGTATAATAGATTTTTAGTACAAGTATCCAATCCTTTATTAAATGAAATACAATTTACGGAACTTGTAAGTATAAATGATATTAGTAATACCTTTACTTTAGAAAAAGGTAGCATATCTAATAAAAGTTATCCAATAGCAGATATTTATGGATATATTGATGAAGAAGTTGGAAACTCATATTTAAAATTTGTCCCCTCAGAAGTATACAATAGAGATTATAAGATTAAAGTACTCTCAAATACGTTTGATAATTATCAAACTGGTATTGGAACATATTCTATTGGTTTTGTAAATCTTATAAATTCAAATTTATCTGTTGGAATTGGTAGCTCATCTACAATTGTTTCTGCACCTATTGGAAATTTACAATCAATATTTTCTAATGTTCATATAATTGACAACACTACAAATAAAATGAACTATGTGGAATTATTTGTAGATCATGATGGTACAAATACAAATATTAGTGAATATTATTTTGATTCTGATAGTGAATTTAGTAGCAATTTTATTGGTTCATTTTCTGCATCAATTTCAAATAATATCTTATCTTTAAATTATACTAATACTACCAACAATCAAATTATTCTAAGAAGTAGAAACGTTGGATTTGGATCAACTTCAATTGGAATATCAACTTATAGATTCAAGTCACTAGGGCAACCAGATGGTAATGAACTAACAGTAAACTATAGTTCAAACTATAGTAAAGTATCTACATCTTCAACAATTTTTTCTTTAAATAAATCTGATTTTTCTTCTGCAAAATCTACAATACGGGTTAGCATAGGACAAACTAGTGCATTACATCAAGTAATGATGATGCATGATGATACTAATGTCTATACTCTACAGTATCCATTCTTATCAGTTGGAAGTACAAGCGGAATTGGAACTTTTGGGGGAGAATATGTTGGTAGTTCTTTAGTTCTAAAATTCTATCCAAGTCCAGAAATATCAGGGACTTTTACAGTTTTATCTTTTAATGAATCTTTTTATAAAGAATTGGATATAGTAAATATTCCACAAAATTTAACATATGCAAACATCACAGAATCTGTAAATAGTCAAACTTATTATTCAATCAATAGTCCAGATAGAAATAGATTGAATTTTAATTTGAATTATAAAGATATACCGATTTTTGAAAAGACATTTAATCCAATAGATACTAATGTTTTAAATTATAGTACTGGAGAATTTAAAATATCTAATCATTTTTTCAGTACAGGGGAAGAATTGATTTATACTCCTAGTTCTAGCTTTACTGGAATTGGAGCAACATCTGTTGGAATAGGATCCACATTAAATTCAAGTGGAATTGTCACCGACAGATTGCCAAGTACAGTTTTTGCGATTAAAGTTAATAACGATATATTTAAATTATCAACCAGAAAAGATTATGCCCAAGCGGGAATTTATGTTACATTTACATCTGTAGGTGAAGGTAATGCTCATAAACTTGAGATGGCTAAGAAAAATGAAAAATCTATTATTACTATTAGTAATCTCATTCAACATCCAATTTCATATTCACTAGTAAGTCACAATCTTAATACTGGGGGGCAAATTGGAACAGCATCTACCATATTTGCATTAACTGGAATTTCCTCAATTACAACTAAAAACTTACTTAAAATTGATAATGAATACATGCAGGTTCTTAATGTTGGATTTGCAACAACTTCATCTGGTCCAATTTCGTTTGCTGGCACATTTCCATTAGTTGAGGTTAAAAGAGGTTATGTCGGGTCTTCAGCAGCAACACATGCCGATGGAACAGTAGCATATGTTTATGGAGGTTCCTTTAATATTTCCGGTAATAAAATTTACTTTACCGAAGCACCCAGAGGAAAATTTATTGATGATGATACTTTAGATAATTTATTACCATCAAGGTCATATTTTTCAGGAAGAGTATTTCTAAAAAATGATTACACTTCTAATCAAATATATGATGATCTGTCAAACAAATTTACTGGAATTGGGCAAACTTACACCTTAACCTCTCAAGGAATCAATACTGTAGGTCTCACAAGTATTGGTGGAAATGGAATTATATTAATTAATGGAATATTCCAAACCCCAACAACACAAAATAATACAAATAATAATTATGTTATTAGAGAAAACACAAATTTAGGAATTAGTAGTATAGTATTTTCGGGAATTACTTCTAGTAATGGTTCTGTTGTTATTTCCGATTATGATATTAATAGAAATCAACTTCCTAGAGGTGGAATAATTGTTTCTCTTGGATCTACACCAGGACTTGGATTTGCTCCACTTGTTGGTGCTTCTGTTACTGCTATAGTCTCTGGAGGTTCGATTATTTCTGTTGGAGTGGGAACTAGTGGTAATTATGGTTCTGGATATAGAAATCCTGTTTCAATTGCAGTAACTGAAAGTGGTCATACTGGAACGGCAGCAACGATTACGGCAATAGTCGGTGCTGGAGGGACATTATCTTTCAATATTGTTGGTGGTGGAACTGGGTACACAAATCCAACGATTAATATATCTTCACCAATATATGAAAATTTACCAGTAACCGGAGTTTCTAGACTTGGAATTGGATCTACAACTGATACAGGTATTGGATTATTATTAAATGTTGAAGTTGGAGCAAGTTCAACGGTTGGAGTTGGTTCAACCTTGTTTGAAGTAACTTCTTTTAAAATTACGAGACCTGGATATGGATTCAAAAATGGTGACGTAATTAAACCTGTTGGTTTAGTTACTGCAAAGGGATTATCATCTCCTTTAAGTGATTTTACTTTAACCGTTCTTGATACCTTTACTGATTCATTCTCTGCTTGGCAATTTGGAGAACTTGATTATATTGATTCTATCTCATCGCTTCAAAATGGAACTAGAAGAAGATTTCCTCTAAATTATAATGGTCAATTATTGAGCTTTGAAAAAGATTCATCTAATTCAGATTCTCAAGTAATTGATTTTGATTCTCTGCTTGTTATTTTTATTAATGGAATTCTACAAGAACCAAAATATGCATACCAATTTAATGGTGGAACGTCGTTTACATTTACTTCACCACCAAAAACAGAAGACAATGTTGCAATTTTCTTCTACAGAGGAAGCTCACAAGACAGTCAATCTGTTGACATATATGAAACTCTTAAAGAAGGTGATGAAATACAAATTTTCAATTCAAATATTTTACCAGGAATTACTACTACACAAGATCCAAGGATAATAACTAATATAAAAAAATCTGATGCTATAGATACAAATGTATATGGTGGTCAAGGAACAGACGCTACTAACTATAAACCAGTTAGCTGGATAAGACAAAAAGTTGATAGGTTTGTTGATGGAAGAATTATTTCCAAATCTAGAGATTCGATTGAACCACAGATATATCCAACTGCAAAAATTATTAGAAATCTTGGTTATACAGATACTGATTTATTTGTAGACGACTCTAGATTCTTTAATTATGAAAATGATCCATCTGTTGATTTTAAAGCATTAATTGTTAGTGGAGGCGCTGATCCCGTCTCGGCAGGAGTTTCTGCAATAGTGTCTGCTGCAGGAACGATACAATCTTTATCAATTACCAACCCAGGAAATGGATACACAGGACCCTCAGTTACTGTTAAATTTGCAGCACCTTTAACAGTTGGTATTTCAACTTTGTTGCCGATGGGAGTTGGTATCGGCATAGGAACTACTGCTACGGCAACGATTACTGTCTCTGCAGCAGGAACTCTCACAACTCCTATCACGATAACAAATCCTGGACTTGGATATAGTATTGGAATGGAACCACAAGTTATTGTTCCTCTCCCAGATCCAGTATATGAAACTATTTCTGGCGTAACAAATATTCAAGGATTTTCTGGATCTATCGTTGGTATAGCAACGACAGTTGGTATTGGAACTAACTTAGCTATTAAATTTACAATAGATTCTTCACTTTCACCATTTACTGGATTATCTGTTGGATATCCAATTTATATCTTTAATACTAAAGTTGGAAATGGGGTGACATCAATTATCGATAAAGACTCTGCAGTTGTTGGAGTAGGGACAACATTTTTAGATAATATCTACTATATTAATGCCTTTAGTGCCGCTACTGGAATTATAACATGTAATATTAAATCAAATACATCTGTGGTTGGAATTGCAACCACAGGATCTACAATTGGTCAATTTTCTTGGGGTAGATTATCTGGATTTACCAGATCTTCGTATCCAATTTCAATAGCGGTATCTTCATATCAAACTGATTCTGGACTATCTACTTTCCCAACTATTCAGAGAAGAGGTTATGGTTTGAGAAATATTGGTGGATTGCAAAAGAGTTTTTAACCTCTTATAAATAGATAAAAAACTATATTAAGATGTCTGCACTTGTAACAGATCAATTTAGAATATTTAATACAAAGAATTTTATAGATTCTGTTCAGGATTCTTCAAACTCATATTATGTTTTTGTTGGATTATCAAATCCAGCAAGTAATGTTGGATTTGGACGTACTTCTGTATGGGATACCACTCCACCAGACCCAACTGATAATATTGATTATTTAAATCATTATGAATCAACTATTCTTTTTGGACGAAAAATTACAAGTGCAAATATTAGGAGAGTAATTAAAAGAATAGATTGGACAAGAGGAACAAAATATGAAATGTATAGACCAGATTATAGTTCCAGTAATCCATCACCGATAAGTGGATCTATGAGATTATATGATGCAAATTACTATGTGATGAATTCTGATTATAGGGTGTACATCTGTATTGATAATGGTTCTTCGGGGATCAATACAACAGGAAATGCATCTCAAGATGAACCTACTTTTACAGATTTAGAACCATCTAAAGCTGGAGAAAGTGGGGATGGTTATGTTTGGAAGTATCTATATTCAGTATCCCCAAGTGATATTATTAAATTTGATTCTACTGAATATATTACAGTACCCAATAATTGGGAAGCTTCCACAGACTCTCAAATAACCGCAGTTAGAGAAAATGGAGATTCTACTTTAAATGATAATCAAATAAAAAAAGTTTACATCAAAAGGCAGGGATATGGATATTCATTAAAAAGTGGTCAATCTTGCAATATTCTTGGGGATGGAAGCGGTGGAACTGTTGTAGTTGATGTTGATAGTTCTGGAAAGATAACAGATGCCACAGTAACTTCAGGTGGTAAAAACTACACATATGCTTTAGTTGATTTAGGAACGACTGCGGCAAATGATCCCGGTTTTTTAAATAGTGCGGAATTAATTCCAATCATCCCACCTTCAAAAGGTCATGGATTTGACATATATAAAGAACTTGGTGCGGATAAAGTTTTAGTTTATGCCCGATTTGATGATTCGACTAAAAATTTTCCTCTAGATGCAAAATTTGCTCAAGTTGGAATTATTAAAAATCCAACAATATATGATGCAACCGGAATTACTACAACAGTATATTCTGAAAATGAATTTTCTGGAGTTTTTGCAATAAAATTTAGTCAAACTAGTGGAACAATTTCTATTGGTGATAAAATTCAACAATCTGTAAGTGGTGGCATCGCAGTTGGATACGTTGCATCATATGATAGTGATACAAAAGTTTTAAAATATTATCAAGACAGATCACTTTATTTTAATGCAAATTCTTATGGAACGGTTGATTACGTTGGAATTTCTACTATAGGAAAAGTTCTTGCTTTTGATTCAATTAATCAGGTAACAAAAGTTAATGGTGGATTTACCGGAACTATTGATTCAACCTTTACTGATAGTAAAGTAACAATTGGAACTAAAATTATTAATCTAGGTGTTTCATTTACAAATGGATTATCAAATCCCGAGATAAATAAAAAGTCGGGGGAAATAATTTATATCGACAATAGACCTACTGTAACAAGGAATTCTAGACAAAAAGAAGACGTTAAAATTATCCTGGAATTTTAAGAAATGGCTCAAAAAACAAATCTCAACGTAAGTCCTTATTATGACGATTTTAGTGAAGCAAATATTGGAGCTAGAGATAAAAACTATTACAAAGTTCTCTTTAATCCAGGAAAACCAATACAAGCAAGAGAATTAAATACTTTACAATCTATTTTACAAAATCAAGTAGAATCATTTGGAAGTCACTTCTTTAAAGAAGGATCTTTAGTAGTACCAGGAAATATTGGATTTGATAATCAATTTTATGCGGTAAAATTAAATCCAACTACATTTGGAGTTGATATTACAGAATATATTGAAAATTTTGTTGGCAAAAAAATTACAGGCAAATCTTCAGGAATTACTGCAACAATTCAAAAGATTGCTTTACCAGATTCGGAAGTAGAATATACAACTCTTTACGTAAAATACTTAGACTCTAATAATAATTTTATTTTTAGTCAATTTGATGATAATGAAGAATTGAGTGCCAACGAAAATGTTAGTTATGGCAATAGCACAATTAATGCCGGAACAACATTTGCATCTACAATTTCTAAAAATGCAACATCTACAGGTTCTTCAGCTTCTATCGGAGATGGTGTTTATTTTATAAGAGGAAATTTTGTACGTGTATTAAAACAAACTATTATTCTAGATTATTATACAAATACTCCATCGTATAGAGTTGGATTAAAAGTTAGTGAAAAAATTATCACCCCCAAAGATGATTCAACACTTTATGATAATGCAAAAGGTTTTACAAACTATGCTGCACCAGGTGCAGATAGATTTCAAATTGAACTAACTCTATCAAAAAAATCTTTAACAGAAGTTGATAATGATACTGATTTTGTTGAGATTTTAAGAGTTAAAGAAGGAGCTATTCAAAAAATTACAGCAAAATCTGATTATAACATCATCAGAGATTATCTTGCTCAAAGAACTTATGATGAGTCTGGTGATTATTCAATTACTCCATTTCAAATATCAGTCAACAATTCTCTTAACAATAGAATTGGAAATGATGGTTTATTTTTCGATAATGAAAAAACAGATCAAGGAAATACACCATCAAATGATTTGATGTGTATTAAATTATCACCAGGTAAGGCATATGTTAGAGGATATGATATTGAAAAAACAGGCGTCGAAATTTTAGATGTAAATAAACCAAGAGAAAAACAAACAGTAGATAATATTAATGTCCCATTTGAAATGGGTAATCTAATTAGAGTTAATAATGTTTCGGGATCAGTAAAACAAAAATCAAATGTAGAGCTATACAATAAAAGAAAAAATTCATCTATAACATCAAATGGTACTAAAATAGGTGATGCTAGAGTATATACAATTAATCTAACAGATGCTGCATATTCCAATTCTGCAACTAATTGGGATTTATATCTATATGATATTCAAACTTATACAGAGTTAACTTTAAATCAAGCATTATCATCAACCGAACTTCCATCAACTTCATTAGTAAAAGGAAAGAGTTCTGGAGCTAGCGGATATGCAACTGCTGCAGGATCTGGATCTTCTGTAATTAGTTTAAGGCAAACATCTGGAACATTTTCTGTTGGAGAGTCGATACTGATTAATGGTGTAGAAACATACTCAAGAACAATTAAATCCATAAAGGTATATCGTACAGAAGATATTAAATCTATTTACCAATCAACTGCTACTTCTGGATTTACAACCGCCTTTTTAGCAGATAGTTATCTAGATAAAGTTATTGCACCCGGATTTAGTGCTTTAGATTCAATTACCATAGAATCTACTGGAGTAGTAAGTGGTTCAGGAAAACTATTTACTGGAATAAAAACAGATACAATTATTAGATATCAAATTCCTGGTCTCGATACGGAAACTTACAATAGAGTTTCTTCTGTTTCTTCTGATGGGTCTTCTATGACGGTTTCTACAGTTACATCAGTAACTGGTATATGTAATGGGTCTCTTCCAGCGTCACAAATAAAGACATCATTTTCTCTGGGAATTCCACAAATTAGAAATGAAGAGAAAGGATATCTATATGCTAAGTTGCCAAATTCAAATGTAGCTTTTACAAACCTAGCAAATTCTAATATAATTTTTACTGCACAATCTAATTCCACTTTCACACCATCTTCAAATACTTTAACAGTTAATCCAAGTAATTTTACTTTAGGAGTAACTACTTCACTAGTTAATTTCGAATCATTTGATGAAGAGAGATATTCTATTTTTTATGCAGATGGAAGTATTGAAAATTTAACCTCAGATAAATTTAATTTATCTGCAAATCAAGTTACATTTTCTAAGATACAAAACAAAGATATTAGTTTGATTAATGCCACCTTCATTAAAAATGGTATTCAGAGTAAAAATAAATTATATAATCGCAGTCAAACTATTTCAATTAATCTATCAAAATATTCTCAGTCTGGTACAGGAATTAACACATCTGTTAATGATGGTCTAATTTATAATTCTTACTATGGTTTACGAGTTCAAGATGAAGAAATTTGTTTAAAATATCCAGATGTTGTAAAAGTTTTAGCTGTCTATGAGTCATTAAATACTTCTCCACCATCATTAGATACTTTGAATTTTAATGTGATTTCTAATGTTGATTCTAATTCAATTATTGGCGAAAATATAACTGGGTCTACTAGTAAAGCAGTTGCTAGAGTTGTAAGTAAACCATCCTCTGGTTCAATAGGAATAGTATATTTAAATAATAACAGATTTGTTGCTGGAGAAAATGTAGTATTTGATGAGTCTAATATTTCTACCGAAATCAATTCAATTACTCTCGGTGTATATAAAAATATAACTAATAAATTCACTTTAGATAAGGGGCAAAAGGAGCAATATTATGATTATTCAAAAATAGTTAGAAGAAGAGGGGAGCAAGAACCAACAAAACAATTATTAATAGTATTTGATTACTATTCTTTACCTGCTAGTGATACTGGAGATGTATTTACCGTCAATAGTTATTCCGAAGAAAGATTTTTAGAAGATATTCCATCTATCGGAAAAAATCTAACAAGAGCATCAGATACATTAGATTTTAGACCTAGAGTTTCAGTATTTACTGGGTCATCATCATCTCCATTTGATTTTTCATCAAGAAGTTTTTCCACAGAACCAAAACTTATCCTTTCCCCAAACGAAAGTTCATTAGTTAACTATGATTTTTATCTTGGTAGAGTAGATAAGTTGTATCTTGATAAACTTGGAAACTTTATTCTTTTGCAAGGTTCTTCTTCAACGGATCCTAAACCACCAACAAAACCAGATGAAGTAATGGAATTGGCAACCATTACTCTACCCCCATACCTGTATAATCCAAAAGATGCTGTTATATCTTTGGTTGATAACAGAAGATATACGATGAGAGATATTAATAGTATTGAAAACAGGGTTACAAACTTAGAAAGAGTAACTTCGTTGTCATTACTTGAACTAAACACTCAAACTCTACAAATTAGAGATGCTCAAGGAATTAACAGATTTAAAACAGGATTTTTTGTAGATGATTTTAAAAATACAAACTTAATTAATCCAATTTCTTCTGTTATAGTTGAAAATAACTATCTTACAACAAAAATTAGTAAAAATAGTCTTGGATTAAGACCAGTTTCTGCACAAAATATAACGAGTGAAGATTTAGATTTAAGTGTAGACTTTGACTTATTTGATTCTAATGTTAAAAAAACTGGTGATGCAATAACTTTAAATTATGAGTCAATTGGATGGATTGAACAACCTCTTGCTACAAGAGTAGAAAATGTAAACCCATTTCATGTAGTTTCTTATAACGGAACAATTACACTAAATCCATCAAGCGATAGTTGGGTAAGAACAATTAAATTAGAAGATATTAATATAAGCGTAAATGTAAATATTGAACAGTCGCAAACAATAAATCAAGGTGCAGGAAATAGACTGGGAGGATCTACAACTACATCCACTTCAACTTCAGAAACTACAGTAAGTCAGGTAGACAATATTGTTAGATCTGGAAGCGAGTTGTATATGAGATCTCGCAATACCGGATTTTCAGCAATTAATCTTAAACCATTAACTCAATATTATCAATTCCTTGATAGTAATAGTAGTGTTGATTTTATTCCAAAATTAATCGAAGTTGCAACAGATTCAACGTTGAAAAATTATGGATCAACAGCAGCTTTTACTGTAGGCGAAACTGTAGTTGGAACTTTTAACAATCAGACTCTAATTAGATTCAGAGTAGCACAATCAAATCATAAAGAAGGATCATTCAATTCTCCATCTGCAACATATAATATTAATCCGTATTCAAAATCTGAAAATATTCCAGCATCATATAGTTCAACTTCCAAAATTTTAAATGTAGATATTAATGGTCTATGTGAAGAAGTCCAGGGACTATATTCTGGTTATATTGCGATTGGTATGAAACTAGTTGGTCAATCAAGTGGTGCTGTAGCTTATGTTAAAGATTTAAGATTAATTTCTGATAATTATGGCGATTTAAATGGGTCATTTTTCCTAAGAGATCCAAATACATCTCCTCCACCGTCAGTAAGAATTTCGACTGGTTCAAAAACTTTTAAGTTAACATCAAGTTCTACAAATCAGGCTCCACTTCCAGGGAGTAAGTTAATTTCATCTGGAGAAACAATTTACAAATCTGAAGGAACATTTGTAGAGACGCAAAGAACGATTACTTCTACTACACTTACAACCACAGTCACGACAACAGTAAATACATATGTTGATCCTCTTGCACAATCATTTATTGTTGGTGGAAATGTTGAAAATTTAAATGGAAATTTGCCAAATGATGATGCGAATGGTGCATATTTAAGTGCAGTAGATTTATTCTTTGCACACAAAGATACTGGAAATTCTCCTGTAACTGTAGAAATAAGAACAGTAGAATTGGGAACTCCAACTAGAACTATTGTAGGAAATCCAGTAACACTAAAACCAGAACAAGTTAATATATCGAATGATGCTAGTGTTGCGACAAAGGTTACATTTGATTACCCAATTTACTTAGCACCAAATCAAGAATATGCGGTCGTTGTTCAGGCAGGTCAAAGTGATCAATATGAACTTTGGATCGCTGAAATGGGAGAAAAAACGGTTAATACATCCACATTACCAGATGCAGAAAGTGTAAGGTATACAAAACAATTTGCGATTGGAAGTTTATTTAAATCTCAAAATGGTTCTATATGGACAGCAAATCAATATCAAGATCTTAAGTTTAAACTATACAAGTGCAATTTCACATCTACATCTGGTAGTGCATTTTTCCAAAATCCACCACTAAATGAAAGTAATGGTTATATTCAAAAATTAAATTCAAATTCCCTACGAACTTTACCAAGAAAACTTACTGTAGGAGTTTCTACAATAATAGACACTACAAATATTGGTATATTGACTAGTGGTAGAAAAGTTACAGAAGCTGGTAAATCTTATGTTTATGGTTATATCTCCCAAACAGGAGGACCTGCCTCTTCTGTAGGTATTACTACTGGAGGATCTAACTATACAACTACAAATAATGTGGGGACGTTTGCACTTAGTGGAAATGGTAGTAATTTAAGACTTGATATTACCGCAACTAATGGTGTAATTACAGGAGTTTCAATTAATACTCCAGGAAATGGGTATGCTATTGGAGATGCTGTAGGAATTGTTACTTCTGATGTTGTTCCTACTGCCGGTAATAATGCTATTGTTACAATTTCAGCAATTAATGGATTGGATACACTTTATTTGACAAACGTTCAGGGGGAATCATTCCCAACAGTTGGATTTACAACACTTGCTTACTATAATAATTCTGGGACAAAAGTTTCACTATCTGGAACAAGCATATTGTCTTCAACTCCGGTTGGAGGAGTTTATAGTGGTAATTTTATTAGAGTAAATCATTTTGATCATGGTATGTATGCAAATACCAATAAGTTGACAATTAGTGATGTGCAATCTGCTACTCCTCCAACAATATTGACAAATAAACTGTTATCTAGTGATAGTGTAATCAGTGTTGCATCGACTTCAGATTTTGGAACCTTTGAAGGATCTACCGTAAATGCAACTAATCCAGGATATGTAATTATTGAAGATGAAATTATTAAATATGAATCTGTTGGATCTGGAACTTTAACGACGCTAACTAGGGGAATAGATTCTACAAAAGCATTAGATCATGATCCAAATATTTCAGTTTATAAGTATGAATTTAACGGAGTTTCTCTAAGAAGAATTAATAAAACTCATGATATTAGTGACACCGGAATTGATATTGATAATTATTATGTTGAAATAGATAGAACTAATTTTGATTCTAATGTGGTAAATAGAAGTTCAGATGGAAGTCCAACTAATTTACCACAAATTTCCTTTAATTCCGAATTTACTGGGGGAGGAAGTAATATTCTTGCCACAGAAAATATTCAATATGATTTACTTGTACCTCAAGTTACCGCTCTTGTTCCAGGGTCTAATACATCCATATCAGGACAAATAAGAACAGTAAGTGGAACTAGTGTAAATGGAACTGAAAGTTCATTTATTGACTTAGGATATGAAGATATCGATATTACTGCTCCAAATAAATTAAATTCAACGAGAATTATATGTTCGGATATTAATGAGCAAACTTATCTGACTGATAGTAATCTTTTAAGAAATAAATCTTTTACATTAAAGGTAAATCTTTCAACAACAGATAATAATTTATCTCCGATGATTTTCTGGAGACAATCTGGTATCCAATTAAATAGCAATAGATTAAACAATCCAATATCAGATTATGCAAATGATGGCAGAGTAAATAATTTAATTGGTGATCCACATGCAGCGATTTATGTAACAAATACAGTAAGACTGGCACAATCAGCAAAAACTCTTAAAGTTATTGTTTCTGCTTACAGACATTCTTCTTCTGATTTTAGAGTTCTTTACAGTCTAATTAGACCAGATTCTAGTGAAGTTAATCAGGCATTTGAATTATTCCCAGGATATGATAATTTGACCGTTGATAACAATCAGGATGGATACCCAGATGTTGTAAATGCAGCAAGAAATAGTGGTTTACCAGATGTATTCGTTCCAGAAAGTTTAAATGATGAATTTTTAGAATATGAATTTACTGCCCATGATGTGGGAGATTTTACTGGATATACGATTAAAATCGTAATGTCTGGTACAAACCAAGCGTATGCACCGAAACTAAAAGATTTAAGGAGTATTGCAATAAGATGATGATTCCAGTCCAAGGTCATCCAAATTTGTATCGAGATGAGAAAAGTGGTGCTATAATTAATTGTGATAGTAACTCATATACACAATATGTAAATAGTTTAAATGTTCGAGAATCTCAAAAAAAAGAATTAGATAGTATGAAAAAAGATATTGATGAAATTAAATCTTTATTAAAGGAGTTGGTTAATGGATCCAAATAATATTACATTAGAATCAATTGATAAATTATTTGAATATGAAAAACAAGTAAGACTTATTGATGAGTTAGATTTTAATGAATTAAAAAATTTTGCAAAGTCATATTGCAAACTTTACCTAAAGCAGCAAGAGGTAATAGCATCTCTTGCTAGTCTGTAGATATAAATAAAAAGTAGTGATAAAAAAAAATAAATGGCATCTGTATATGTCAATAATTTAGTTGTAAATGCGGGATCAGATTTTAGTCAGACCTTTACTTTGGAAGGATCTGCAAATAATTCTGCATTTGATTTAACAACATATACAGTTACTGCCCAAATGAGAAAATGGGCAGGAAGTTCTACTGCAATATCTTTCACTACGGCGAGGCAACTTCCATATACTTCCGGGAAAATAGTTCTTTCATTAACTTCTGCACAAACTTCCACTATAAAACCAGGAAGATATGTTTATGATGTAATAATTTCTGATCAATTTAGTGTGAAAAATAGGGTTATTGAAGGCATGGTTTTGGTAAGAGAAGGAGTTACTAGATAATGCCAGATATAAACGTTAGAACAGATTCTCAAAACGATTTAAAGGTAAGAGTAGGGCAACAAAATGCTGTAAAAATTGTTGCTAGTGTTTCTGGATCTGCCGGTGGTTTTGCTTTAGAATCAGAAAACGTTGTAGGTGGTATCGCATCAGTTACATCTTTAAGGGTGACTGGTGTCTCAACTTTTGTTGGTTTAGCAACTTTTTCAAATAATGTTTATGTTCAAGGAACTCTTACTGCAGGATCTATAGACGGAGGATTTTACTGATGGCAAAACCAGCAACCAGACAAGAACTTATTGATTATTGTTTAAGAAAACTAGGAGCACCAGTATTAGAAATTAATTTGGATGATGATCAAATTGATGATTTAGTCGATGACGCACTTCAATATTTTAATGAAAGACATTTTGATGGCGTAGAAAGAATGTATTTGAAATATAAAATTACTCAGCAAGATATTGATAGAGGAAGAGGAAGCGGTACAAATGGTGTAGGTATTGTAACAACAACTGGAACTACGAGTATTAGTGGGATTGGTAGCACATCATTTAATTTTTATGAAACATCAAATTTTATTCAAGTTCCAGACTCAGTAATTGGTATTGAAAAAGTATTTCGATTTGATACTAGTTCTATTTCTGGAGGAATGTTTAGTATCAAATATCAACTATTCTTAAATGATTTATACTATTTTAATTCTGTTGAACTATTGCAGTATGCTATGGTAAAAAGTTATTTGGAAGATATTGACTTCCTCTTAACCACAGATAAACAAATTAGATTTAATAAAAGACAAAATAGGATGTACTTGGATATTGATTGGGCTTCTCAAAAAGAAGGGAGTTTTTTAGTAATTGATTGTTATAGAGCATTAGACCCAACTAGTTTTAGTAAAGTTTATAATGATAGTTTTTTGAAAAAATATCTAACTGCCTTAATGAAAAGACAATGGGGACAAAATTTAATTAAGTTTCGTGGAGTTAAACTCCCCGGAGGAATTGAATTAAACGGAAGAGAACTTTACGAAGATGCTGAAAGAGAATTAGAAGATTTAAAACAAAGAATGGCTTTGGAATACGAACTTCCACCTTACGATTTTATTGGATAATAATGGCACTCAATCCCTTTTTTCTACAAGGCTCACCCAATGAGCAAAGATTGGTTCAAGAACTAATCAACGAACAATTGAGAATGTATGGTGTTGAAGTATATTACATTCCAAGAAAATTTGTTAGGAAAGAAACTATTTTACGAGAAGTAACTTCTTCTAAATTTAATGACAATTATGCTATCGAAGCATATCTCAATAACTATGAAGGATATAGTGGGCAAGGTGATATTTTAACTAAATTTGGAATGAATTTAAAAGATGAAGTAAGTTTAATTATTTCGAAGGAAAGATTTGAAGATTTTATTTCTCCATTTTTAGAATCAGATTCTGATGACGAAATTGTCTTGGCAAGTAGACCAAGAGAGGGTGATTTAATTTATTTTCCTTTAGGTCAAAGATTATTCGAAGTAAAATTTGTTGAGCATGAGCAACCATTTTATCAACTTGGAAAATTATACGTTTATGAATTGAAGTGTGAATTATTTGAATATGAAGATGAAATTGGTGGATGGGAAAATGATAGCACAACAGTTGAAGAAATTGATAATGCTTTAAGTGAATATGGTTACATGACTGATCTTCAAATGTTCTCCTATGGCACAAGAGAAACTGCAACTGCATCACCTTCATCTGGATATATTAGAAGAGTTATATTGAATAATGATGGATATGATTATAATCAATCTCCTACGGTAGCCATATCATCCGCACCAGCAAATGGAATTAATGCTACTGCTGTTGCGATAACGACAAGTATTGGTGGAGTTTATTCCATTAAAGAAATTCTTTTATCAAATACTGGAGCAGGATACACAGTGCCACCAACAGTTACAATTACTGGTGGTAATGGAGTTGGAGCAGCTGCTACATGTGAAATTATTACAACTAGTTATGGTATCAATACAATTCTAATCTCTGGTATTGGTAGTGGATATACCAAATCACCTGTTGTGGGATTTAGTAGTGTATTTACAGTACAACCAGTAGCAAAGGCAATTGTAAGTGCTTCCGGAACAATATCCTCTGTTCTTATTTCCGATGCTGGAATTGGATATACTGTAGGAATAATTACCGTTACGATTGCAGAACCTCCATTATTAACTGGAATTGGAACATATCAATTTAATGAAGTTGCTATTGGAGCATCCTCTGGAACTAGGGGAAGAGTAAAATCTTGGGATCAAGATACAAAGATTTTACAAATTGGAATTACAGATGGAACTTTCCAGGCAGGAGAAATCGTAGTTGGATCTGCTTCATCTGCAAGATGGGCAATTTATCAATACCAAAAACCAGATAATTATGATAAATATGAACAAAATGATGAAATAGAATCAGAAGCAGATCTTATTATCGATTTTTCAGAATCAAATCCATTTGGAAATTACTAATGTTAGGAACTTATTACTATCACCAAATCATAAGAAAGACAATTATTGCATTTGGTACTCTCTTCAATCAAATTTATATTAAGCATAAGGATGCTAATGATAATGATTATAGTGAATTAAGAGTTCCTCTGGCATATGGTCCAACGCAAAAGTTTTTAGCGCGTATTGAGCAGCAGGCAAATTTAAATAAACCAGTTGCAATTACTCTTCCTAGATTGTCATTTGAAATGACATCGATACAATATGATCCTACAAGAAAAACAAATCCAACTCAAACATTTAAAGCATCTGACGGAACAAATTTAAAAAAAGTTTATTTACCAGTTCCTTATAATATCGGTTTTCAACTTAGTTTAATGTCAAAACTGCAAGATGATGCTTTGCAAGTAGTCGAACAGATTCTACCATTTTTTCAACCAGCATTTAACTTAACAATAGATTTGGTAGATTCGATAGGAGAAAAAAGAGATATTCCAGTAACACTAGATAATGTTTCTTTCGTGGATGATTATGAAGGAGATTTTTCGACAAGAAGAGTTTTAATTTATACTTTTAACTTTACGGCAAAAACCTATCTATTTGGACCAGTTGCACAAACAACTGATGGTCTTATTCGTAAAGTTCAAGTTGATCTTTACACTAATACTGATAGAACAACTGCAAAAAGAGAAATGCGATATACTGTCGAACCAGATCCAGTTAATGCGGGTCCAGAAGATGATTTTGGATTTAGTGAGAATTGGGAATATTTTAGTGACTCCAAAACCTGGAGTCCTACACAGCAAACGGATATTTGATAAGTTATGAAAAATAATTATGAGAGTTTAGATAGTGCTTTAAATATTGAGAGTAGTATTGTGGAGGTAGAAAAACCTACAGAAAAACTTGATATTATTCCAGTAAAATCTGATGACATTAAAAAAGATTATGAATATACTCGCGCAAATTTATATTCATTAATTGAAAAAGGTCAAGAAGCAATTAACGGAATTATGGAACTTGCTGGAGAGGGAGGTTCTCCTAGAGCATATGAAGTTGCTGGACAGTTGATTAAAAATGTTGGGGACGTAACAGATAAATTGATTGATCTTCAAAAGAAACTTAAGGATGTTGAAGAAGATACTGTTAAAACAACGAATAATGTTACAAATAATGCTGTATTTGTTGGATCAACTTCAGAACTCTCAAAATTACTCAAGCAAGGTTTTCTAAATAATAAAGAGTAATTATAATATTCTAATGGGTTGGTCAGAAAAATATAAAAAATCTATTGACTGCAACAATCCAAAGGGATTTTCGCAAAAAGCTCATTGCCAAGGTCGCAAAAACAAATTAAAAGAGCAATTAAAATCATTTAAAACAGTTGAACAAATTGCGAAAAAGCACCGTATGGAGGTTTCTTTCATTCAAAAACAATTAGATATGGGAGAACCTATTGAACATGAGCATACTAAAAATCATGAACTTGCCAAAGAAATTGCTCTTCAGCATTTAGATGAAATTCCTGATTATTACACTCGTTTGAAAAAGATGGAAGCAGATGCCAAAAAGCATCATAAAAAATTTAAAGATGTAAATGTAAACGAAGAAGGTCTTCGTGATTGGTTTGGTAAATCTAAATCAAAAGAAGGAAAACCCGGATGGGTAAACGTTGTAACTGGAGGAACTTGTGCAAGTGATGAACCGGGAGAAGGAACTCCAAAATGTGTTTCTTCCACAAAAAGAGCAAGCATGACTCCTGCTGAAAGACGCTCTGCATCAAGAAGAAAAAAAGCAGCAGATCCAGGGCAACAAGCAAAATCTGGTGCTGAAAAACCAACCTATGTTTCTACCGATAAATCAAAAATGAACGAAGAAAAAGACATTAAAGGAAAAGGTAGTGGTAAAAAGGATGCTTGCTATAATAAAGTAAAATCGAGATATGATGTTTGGCCAAGTGCATATGCATCAGGAGCACTTGTCAAATGCCGCAAGGTTGGTGCAGCAAATTGGGGAACAAAGTCTGAAGATTGTTGGGATGGTTATAAGCAAGTAGGTATGAAAAAGAAAGGTAAGAAAATAGTCCCAAATTGTGTGCCAGTTAAGGAGGAAGTTGGAATGATAAGATACTGTCCAAAATGTAAAAAAGACGAAACTCAGTCAGAATGTAAGTATGGTCCAAAATTTTGGGCATTATACTCAACACCCTCTATGTTAACTACAAATCAAATGAAGTTTGATATTGCACAGGTTCATCCTGCAAATGAAGATTATGATCATGAACATTCTATGGCAAGATCTGAAATTTCTACAATTATTTCTGCCGCGAAGAGACTTCGTAAAAAAATTAAAGGTGAGGGTAATATTGAAGCGTGGGTTCAATCAAAAATTACTAAGGCAGCAGATTATCTTGATGCTGCAGCAGATTATGTTGATAGTGGTGAAATGAAAGTTGAGAATGTTAGTTTTGAAATTGGTTCAGGACATAGACAAGCACAGAAACAAGCAAAAATAAGAAATCTTGCAACTGGAACTACAAACAAAGGTGAAAAAGAAGCAGCACTTAAAAAACTTTCTGGACCTTCGCTGCCACTTGCAGATTCTTATGAATATTCAAACTGGAGAGCAGATTTTGGATTGTCAGAAGATTGGCAAAAAGTCAATCGCCAAGATAAGACTGATGGATTAAGTTCACAAGCAGTTAAAGCATATCGTCGTGAGAATCCAGGTTCAAAACTACAGACTGCAGTAACCGAAAAAAAGCCTACAGGCAAAAGGGCTGAACGTCGTAAGTCTTTTTGCCGTCGTATGTCTGGGATGAAGTCTAAACTAACTTCCACAAAAACTGCAAGAGACCCAGATTCAAGAATTAATAAAGCACTACGTCGTTGGAACTGCAACTAATGAAATCTTTTAAACAATTTTTATCAGAAAGTATCAATATTGCTGGAGATTTCAACGGAAATCTCTATATGAATTCTTCACAACCAGAAACTACTAAAGAATCTTTTGTTGCTGATGTAGTTTGGCAGGGTAAGATCTATCGTATGGAAGTTGAAGGTAAGATGATGAGTAAGAATGAACTTGCAGAGCAACTGCAAGATGAATATCCAGGTGCAATTGTTCATAACATTTATCCAAACTCAACTAGTTCAGTAAAAGTTAAAAACGCACAGAGATATCAACCAGAAAGATTGACATGGGGTGAGTGATTTATGGCACAATGGAATAAGACTACACAAGACTTCTTAAACCAAGAAAGAAGTCTTTTTGAAACTTTTAATATCGCAGATCACTGGGGAAACCAGACAGACTGGAGACCTCAGTTTTCTAATAACAATAGACTCAAAACTGCTCCTTTCCAAACAGTTTTCTTCAATACCTTCCAATATGGTAAAGAGACTGATGTTTGGGATGAGAGAATCGTTGGAGTTGGAACTGCAACTTGGAATCAATATTCTAGTAATGTAATTATGCAAGTTGGTGTTACTACTGGAAGTAAAGTCATCAGACAGACCAAGAATGTGATGAGATACATTCCTGGTAGACCTGCAACACTTGCATTCGCAATTAGGTTAGAACAACCAAAGGTAGGTATTTGCAGAAGATTTGGATTGTTTGATGACTATAATGGTGCATACTTTGAGGATGATGGAGGAACTTACTCCTATGTAATTCGCACAAGCACATCTGGTATTACTACAGAAATTAGAGTTGGTAGAGATGATTGGAATGGTGAAAAGTTTGATGGTAATGGTTGGACTGGTGTAACTGCAGATCCAACAAAACAACAGATGATTTCTATCAACTACGAATGGTATGGTGCAGGAACCGTAGATTTTTCTTGGTTAATGGCGGGTGAGACTGTTAAGAGTCATACCTTTTATAACTCAAACATTAATGATAAGGTTTGGTGTTCTACTCCATTCCTTCCTATTCGTCTTGAAATTGAGAACATAACTGGTATTGCAGGAACTCATTATCTTTATCAAGGTTCTAATTCTCTGATTCAGGAAGGAGAACCAGAAAAACTTGGAACTCTTTTGAGTATTGCAAATCCCATCACGGGAACAACGATGACATCTGCAAATACATTCTATCCAATTGTAAGTGTTCGTTTGAAGAGTAATAATTTAACTGCTGTGATGCTTTTGAGGTCATTACAGGCAGCAACGAATGATAATACGAATGTTTATTGGAAACTTATTGAAAACGCAACAAATACAGGCGGAACTTGGGTAAATCACCCAGATCCAAACTCTTTTATACAATATAATATTACTGAAACTGCAACGACTGGTGGAAATACTTTGTTAAATGGATTTGTTGTTGGTGGTGGTGCATCACTAATTGAGATTGATGATAAAGCAGCCCTTCAGTTAGGTAGAAGTGGTATTGGAACAATTAGTGATACTTATACTCTTGCTTGTGCATCTCCCAATACTAACAAAGCAGCACTTGCAGTATTGAACTGGATTGAACAGAGGTAATTTTTATGTCTGATAATGTATATCTTGGTAATCCCAATCTAAAAAAAGCAAACACTCAAATTCAATTCACAGAAGACCAAGTTATTGAGTTTTTGAAGTGTAAAGAAGATCCTGTTTATTTTGCAAGAAACTATATTAAGATTGTCTCTTTGGATCATGGTCTTGTTCCTTTTAAAATGTATCCGTTTCAGGAAAAACTAATTCAGAATTTCCATGAGAATAGATTTAATATTTGTAAGATGCCCCGTCAGACGGGTAAATCCACAACTTGTGTTTCATATTTGTTACATTATGCAGTATTCAACGATAATGTTAATATAGCAATTCTAGCAAACAAAGCATCTACGGCAAGAGACCTTCTTGGAAGATTGCAACTTGCTTATGAGAATCTGCCCAAGTGGATGCAACAGGGTATTATCTCTTGGAACAAAGGATCACTTGAATTAGAAAATGGATCAAAAATTTCATCAAACTCTACTTCTTCATCTGCTGTCCGAGGCGGATCCTATAATGTCATCTTTTTGGACGAATTCGCATTCATCCCGAATCACATCGCGGATGACTTCTTTGCTTCTGTTTATCCCACTATTTCTTCTGGTCAAAGTACAAAGGTAATCATTGTTTCCACACCACGCGGAATGAACCACTTCTACCGCATGTGGCATGATGCTGAAAGGGGTAAGAACGAATATGTACCCACAGATGTACATTGGTCAGAAGTACCCGGTAGAGACCAGGCATGGAAGGAACAGACAATTGCGAATACTTCAGAGCAACAATTTAAGGTTGAGTTTGAATGTGAGTTTTTAGGTTCGGTTAATACTCTTATTAATCCAGCAAAACTTCGCAATCTTGTTTATGATGATCCAATTAAAAGGAACGCAGGTCTTGATGTTTACGAAAACCCAAAGGAAGAGAATAATTATCTAATCACAGTTGATGTAGCCAGAGGACTTGGAAATGATTATTCAGCCTTTATTGTCTTTGATATCACAAACTTCCCATATAAAGTTGTAGCAAAATATCGTAATAATGAAATTAAACCGATGCTGTTCCCAAGCATTATTCATGAAGTAGCAAAAGCATATAATGATTCTTGGTTACTGATTGAAGTTAATGATATTGGAGATCAAGTAGCAAGTATCTTACACTTTGATTTGGAATATGATAATGTCTTGATGTGTGCGATGAGAGGTCGTGCAGGTCAAATTGTAGGTTCTGGATTTAGTGGTAAAAAATCCCAACTCGGAGTAAGAATGACAGCCGCTGTTAAAAAGTTAGGATGCTCTAATCTAAAAACTCTCTTAGAAGATGATAAGTTACTTACAACGGATTATGATATCATCAGTGAACTTACAACATTTGCCCAAAAGCACAATTCATTTGAAGCAGAGGAAGGTTGTAATGATGACTTAGCGATGTGTTTGGTAATTTTTTCATGGTTGGTTGCACAAGATTATTTTAAAGAAATGACGGATAATGATGTCCGCAAAAGAATTTATGAAGAACAAAAAAATCAAATTGAACAAGACATGTCCCCTTTTGGGTTTATTTCAGATGGTTTAGAGGACATGGAAGTGACTATAGATATAGAAACCGGGGATAGGTGGGTATTTGCAAATGCACAAAGTCAATTTGAAAGCACAGAAATATGGAATGTAGATGAATATGGAGATCGTTCTCACATGTGGGATTATAGATAGTCTGTTAAGTCGTAGGAATTTATAAATACTTTTAGAATATTCTGGATAGCACGGAGAATAAAGATGCCGCTAAATTTAGCATCTCCTGGAATTACAGTAAAGGAAGTCGATTTAACTATTGGAAGAGCTACCCCTTCGTCAAATAAAATTGGTGCAATTGTTGCACCTTTTGCACAAGGACCCGTAGATTCTCCTGTTTTAGTAGAGAATGAAAATGATCTGTTAAAAACTTTTGGAGAACCATATGCAACTGATAAGCATTATGAGGATTGGTTAGTTACATCATCTTATCTTGCTTATGGTGGATCTGCAAGAGTAATAAGAGCAGATAATGATAATTTAAGAAATGGATTTGTTGGAACTGCATCTAGCGTAAAAATTAAAAGTTTGGAGCATTATCAACAACTAGGTTATGATGAAAACCCTATTACCGGTGTAGTTGTTGCTGCTAAAAATCCTGGTTCTTGGTCAAATGGTATCAGAGTAGCAATTATTGATGGCAAAGCGGATCAAATCCTTGGAGTTTCAACGACTGGCGTTGTAATTGGTTATGGAGTTACTCAAACAATTTCTTCAGTTCTTCCTGGAGCTGGATCAACTTCATCTTTAGATGGATATTTGAAAGGAATTATTACTGAAATTGGTTCAGGAACTATTGGAGTAAAAGTTTTAAGTCAAGTTTCTGCAGCAGGCACTGAAACAAAGGTTGATTATCAACCATCAGGTGTTTATGCATTTGGAACTAGTGGTGATTTAACTATTAGAGATTCTTCTTATGTTGGTATAGCAACAATAGCAGTTTCTTCGAAACTTGATTGGTTCGATCGGCAGACTATCGGATTAACTTCAACTTCAACCATTAATTGGAATAATATTGCACCAAGACCAGCAACTTCTGCATTTGCTGCTGCAAGAAATTCGAGATTTGATGAGGTTCATGTAGTTGTAATTGATTCACTCGGAACAGTTACTGGGAACTCTGGAACTGTTTTAGAGAAACATTTAGGGTTGTCTAAAGCAACAGATGCAGAGTTTTCTGTAGGAAGCCCTTCATACTGGAGAAATTATATTGCAACTAATTCGCAATATATCTTTGCTGGTGGAGCACCTACAGGTATCGTAACTACTGGATTTACTGGAGTTGCAACCTCATTTACACAGGTAACAGATTATGGATGGGATCAAACTGCCGATGGTGGCACTGGTGGAGTAATTTTTGGAGCATCCGGATCTTCAACAAATGTGTTGGATGGTGGTAAGAACTACGATGGTGGAACAAATATTACAGCATCCGGAGCACTTACTTCAACTCTCGAAAAACTTTCTGCAGGATATGATTTATTTGAAAATACCGAAAACTTCCAAGTAGATTTTCTTTTAATGGGATCTGCGGGGTATACAAAAGAAACTGCACAAGCACTTGCGAATAAGTTAATTTCTGTAGCAGAATTGAGAAAAGATGCACTAGCATTCATTTCACCATATAGAGGCGCTGCTCTTACTGATACTTCATCGCAAACTGCAGTAACAATTAATTCTGCTGCTGACATTACTGATAATGTAATCAGTTTTTATGCTCCTATTACATCTTCATCATATGCAGTATTTGATAGTGGTTATAAGTACATGTACGATAGATTTTCAAATACCTTTAGATATGTTCCTCTGAATGGTGATATTGCAGGTCTTTGTGCTCGTAATGATATCAACAATTTCCCATGGTATTCACCTGCAGGAACTAATAGAGGTGCCATTTTAAATGCTGTTAAACTAGCATACAATCCATCTAAGTCACAAAGAGATCGCCTCTATTCAAATAGAGTTAATCCAGTCATCTTCTCTCCAGGTGCGGGAATTATTCTGTTTGGTGATAAGACTGGTTATGCCAAGGCATCGGCATTTGATAGAATTAATGTTCGTCGTCTGTTTGTTTACCTTGAAAATGCAATTTCTCAGGCGGCAAAAGATCAACTCTTTGAATTTAACGATGAACTTACAAGAACTAATTTTGTAAATACAATTGAACCTTTCCTCCGTGATGTTCAAGCAAAGAGAGGTATTTATGACTATGTTGTTATTTGTGATGAAACAAATAACACCGCTGCTGTGATAGATAATAATGAATTCGTTGCTGACATTTATATTAAACCTGCAAGATCAATCAACTTCATTGGTCTTACCTTTGTCGCCACTAAAACTGGTGTTTCTTTTGAAGAAGTAATCGGAAATTTCTAATTAACCTAGAGGTATAAGAACTATGGCAACTAGACAACAATTAAATCCACCTCCATTAAGGAAGATTACTGACTTCAAGAGTAAACTGTCCGGTGGCGGCACCAGAAGTAATCTATTTGAAGTTGTTCTTTCTTTTCCAGATGTAGCTCCTGCAGATGTTAACACTCTTGATAAATCAAGATTGCTCGTCAAATCTGCAGCACTTCCAGCATCTAGTGTAACTCCTCTCGAAGTTTCTTTTAGAGGAAGAACTCTCAAATTAGCAGGAGACCGCACATTCGAAACATGGACGATCGGTATTTTAAATGATACTGATTTTGCAATTCGTTCCGCTTTCGAAAGATGGATGAATGCAATCAATCGGGTTTCTGATAATACTGGTGCTACCGATCCAGCGGCATATCAGGCAGACGCATTTGTTTATCAATTAGATCGTGATGGATCTACATTAAGAGCATATCATTTTTATGATATTTTTCCAACAAATATCAGTAATATTGCTCTTGATTATGGAACAGATTCAATTCAAGAGTTTACTGTAGAAATGCAGATTCTTTGGTGGGAAGCGGTGAAGGGAACATCAGCAAAAGCTGGTGGTGATAATATTAACTAAATAGTAAAATAATAGTTTAAATTTATAAAATGGCGAAACTTTTTGGTTTTTCAATTGAAGATAGTGAAAAAAAATCCAAGTCCATAGTTTCCCCCGTTCCTCCTAACAATGAGGACGGGGTTGATTATTATATTCAATCAGGATTTTATGGGCAATATGTAGATATTGAAGGTGTCTATAGAACAGAGTATGATTTAATTCGCAGATATCGTGAGATGTCTTTGCATCCAGAATGCGATTCTGCGATTGAAGATATTGTCAACGAAGCAATTGTAAGCGATCTTTATGATTCTCCAGTAGAAATTGAATTAACAAATTTAAATGCTAGTGATAAATTAAAGCAAATTATTAGGGATGAGTTTAGATATATTAAAGAAATAATGGACTTTGATAAAAAGTGCCATGAAATTTTTAGAAATTGGTATGTAGATGGTAGAGTTTTTTATCTTAAGGTTATTGATGTAAAAAAACCTGAGGAAGGAATTAAAGAACTCAGATATATCGACCCGATGAAAATGAAACATATTCGTCAGGAGAAAAAAGTAGATCCTAATGAAAGAGGATCTCTTTTGGCGAATAGAACTCTTATGAGTGGAAATTTTAGTAATGAGCAAACTAATTTTCCAGAAATTGAAGAGTATTTCATTTATACTCCAACTCCAAATTATCCTTCAGGAACTATTTCTTCTTCTGCAAAAGGTGGGGTAAAAATTGCTAAAGATTCCATCACATACTGTACATCTGGGTTAATTGACAGAAATAAAGGAACTGTTCTTTCATATTTACACAAAGCAATTAAAGCACTTAACCAATTGAGAATGATTGAAGATTCTCTGGTTATCTATCGTTTGTCCCGTGCTCCAGAACGTAGAATTTTTTATATCGATGTTGGCAATCTTCCAAAGGTGAAGGCAGAACAATATTTGAAAGATGTTATGAGTCGTTATCGTAACAAACTTGTATATGACGCAAATACAGGTGAAGTTCGTGATGACCGTAAGTTTATGAGTATGCTTGAAGATTTTTGGTTACCAAGAAGAGAAGGTGGTCGTGGAACAGAAATCACGACTCTTCCTGGTGGTCAAAATCTTGGCGAACTATCAGATATTGAATATTTTCAAAAGAAACTCTACAGAGCACTTGCAGTTCCGGAAACTAGAATTGCTGGTGGAGGTGATGGATTTAATCTTGGTCGTTCATCAGAAATTTTAAGAGACGAACTCAAGTTTTCCAAATTTGTTGGAAGATTAAGAAAGCGTTTTGCAAATATGTTTAATGATTTACTTCGTACTCAACTTCTGTTAAAAAATATTGTTACCCCAGAAGACTGGAATAACATAAGTGATCATATTCAATATGATTTCCTTTATGATAATCATTTTGCTGAGTTGAAGGAGGCAGAACTTCTTACTAATCGCCTATCTTTAATGACTCAAATGGAACCATATATTGGTAAGTATTATTCTACAGAATATGTTCGCAAAAAGGTTCTTCGTCAAACAGATTCTGAAATTATTGAACTTGATGAACAAATAGAAGACGAAATTCAAAAAGGAATTATTCCAGATCCAAATGCTCCGATGGATGAGATGGGCAATCCAATTCCACCGGGAGCAGAACAACCTGCTATGGGAGAAGTTCCTATGGAACCAACAGCGCCACCAATACCAGAAGTTCCGGCAGAACCCAAAGGTGGGAAGATATAAATAATCGTATAATAATAAAATAATTCCATGGAAGAACTTATCGATTTGATTGCAACTGACGGTACTGCTGCAGATGTATCCGACAGAATTAAGGATATATTATACGCAAAAGCAGCAGAGAGAGTGGATGGTGCTCGCTCATATGTTGCCTCATCCATATTTGGTGATGATTCCGAAAGCGAAGAGCAATTTGAAAATGATGATGAAGAAGATGATGAAGAATACGAAGATGAAGATTACACTGAGGATCAAGAATAATGGCTATAAAAATAATACAAAATGTCAATAGGATTTCACCAACAGTATCAGTAGCTGCAACTAGCAATCCAATTTCATTAAAAGCTGGATATATTAGAGTTTCTACTGGAACAACTGGATCTTATGTTGAAATTGGAGCAAATCCTTTGGTAACTGTAAATTCTTTTTATCTTCCACCATATAGTGTAGAAGTTTTGAAGGAGCGAATTGCTAAGCAACAAATTGCTGGTATTACAACCGGAACCACAACAATAATTACTTTTTCACAAAATGCTGGTCACCCATTTTTAGTTGGTGATTACGTAACAATTGAAAATGCACAGCCCGTTGGAATTAATACTGTACATCAAGAAGTTGCATCAATAACGGATTCTTCAATTACGCTTAATACAAATACATCATCGGTTGTTGGTGTAATAACTGTGACTGGTTCAACAGTTTCTAGAAGTGTAAAGGTAGCAGCACTTGCCGATGGTGCGGGAACAAACGTAAGTATTGCCGAAATAGTTCAACTAGTAACGGAATAAAAAATGAAACTCATCACAGAAGAAGTCTCACAAGTAAAATTCATTACCGAAGGGAAGGGTGCTGAAAAGAAAATGTTTATTGAAGGTATTTTCCTTCAAGGAGACATTTGCAACCGTAATGGAAGAATGTATCCTATGGAAACTCTTTCCCGCGAGGTTAAGAGATATACAGAAGCATTTATCAACAAAGATCGTGCTCTTGGAGAACTTGGTCACCCAGATGGTCCTACTGTCAATCTAGATCGAGTATCTCATAAGATTGTTTCATTAGAGCAAGACGGTACAAACTTTAAAGGTAAAGCACAGATTCTAGAAACACCCATGGGTAAAATTGCCCAATCGTTGTTAGATTCTGGTGTTTGCCTTGGAGTTTCTTCTCGTGGTGTTGGATCATTAAAAATGACTAATGAAGGTCATAAAATTGTTGGTGAAGATTTCATGCTTGCAACCGCTGCTGATATTGTTGCTGATCCTTCTGCTCCTGATGCTTTTGTTCAGGGAATTATGGAAGGTAAAGAGTGGGTTTGGGAAGGAGGAATCCTTCGTGAAAAACTTGCAGAATCCACAAAGCGTAGAATTAATACTTTAGTTGACGAAAGAACGCTTCAGGAGAACAAAGTGCAATTGTTCCAAGAATTTCTTTCAAATCTTTAAATTATAAATAAATATAGATTATAACACAATCAAACAAAAATGTCCGTTGGTAGAAATTTACAAGAAATGGAAAACGTAGTAACCAAAGGAGCTGCATCTGCCGAACCAATGCACAAATTGTCTACTGGAATTGCTCCAGGACAAACAGGTAGTTGGGAAGATCTTGGCGGTCCTACTCCAGAAAATTATCGCACAGACGATGATTCTGCAAAACTCAATACACCTGGTAAAACTCTTGCTCAGGTTAGAAATGTAGTTAATGCTAAAGCAAGTGCAGCTGAGACATCTAAAACTTCAGCAACTTCAGTTTCAGCACCTGGACAAGGTATGAAAGAAGAGACTGAAGATGATGAGGAAGATCTAATTTCCGAAGCGGAAGAAAAGGAAGATGATGAAGAGTCTGGAGAGGCTCCTCATAAAGAAGGTAAAAAAGAAAAGGGCGAAAAGAAAGAAGGTAAAGGCCACGAAAAGGATGAAGATGAGGAAGAAGGAATGAAAGAAGAGTATGACATCGATGAAGATGTTAATGCTCTCCTTGCTGGAGAAGAGCTTTCCGAGGAGTTCCAAGAGAAAGCACGTACTATTTTTGAAGCAGCAATCAAATCAAGGGTTGCTGAAATTAAAGAAGAGCTTCAATCTTCATATGAAGAAGCACTCGTAGAAGAAATTGAAGCAATCAAAGAAAGTCTTACTGATCGTGTCGATGCTTATCTTGAGTATGTCGCTGATGAGTGGATTTTTGAAAATGCACTCGCAGTTGAGCACGGTCTCAAGACCGAAATGACAGAATCATTCCTGCACGGAATGAAGAGTCTTTTTGAAGATCATTATGTAACAATCCCTGAAGATAGATATGATGTTATCGAGAGCATGGTAGATAAACTTGATGAAATGGAAGAAAAACTCAACGAGCAAATTGAAAAAAATGTTGCTCTAACCAGAAGATTAGCAGAGTCGGTTGCCGATGTAATCTTTGCAGATGTCACTGAGGGTCTTGCACTTTCTCAGAAGGACAAACTCGCTTCTCTTGCCGAAAATGTTGAGTTTGATAGTGAAGAGAGCTATCGTGAGAAACTGGTAACTCTAAGGGAATCTTATTTCCCATCCAGAATTGCTGGTACTCAAAGAAACGCTAGTGATAATTTGTCTGAATCAACTGATTATACACAAGGTCAATCAGTTACTGGCACAATGAGTGCTTATCTTCAGACTCTCCAAAGAGTTTCTAAAAAGTGATTTTTTAATCATAAAGTCAAACTAACAACTTTTAAAAAAGAGGTAAAACAAATGCAAATGTTCAACGCAGAACATCTGCAGGAGAAGTGGGCACCGCTCCTCGACTATGAAGGTCTTGATCCAATCAAAGATTCTCATCGTAGAGCTGTAACCGCAATCCTGTTAGAAAACCAAGAAAGATCAATTCGTGAAGAGCGCGAATTCCTTTACGAAGCTGGTCCAACCAACTCTGCTAACGCTGTTAATGCTGGTGGTGGTTTTGGTGGAAACGCATCTTCACCTGTTGCAGGTTTCGATCCCGTACTGATCTCGCTGATCCGTCGTTCGATGCCTAATCTGATTGCTTATGATATCTGTGGCGTTCAGCCAATGAATGGTCCTACTGGACTTATCTTTGCGATGCGCTCACGTTATCAGAACCAGTCTGGTACTGAAGCTTTCTACAACGAAGCAGATTCAGCATTCTCTGGTCAAAATAACCTTCGTAACCTCACTTCTGCTGCAGACTTTATCGATGGTACTGTTGGTCTCGGTACTACTGCTCAGCAAGGTTCGAACCCAGGTCTCTTAAGCCCAACAAACCAGGGTACATCACCAGCTGATTATAACGTTGGTGAAGGAATGTCAACGGGTAACTCCGAAGCACTTGGTGATTCGTCAAGTAACTATTTCAACGAGATGGCATTCTCGATTGAGAAGGTTACCGTTACTGCCAAGTCAAGAGCTCTGAAAGCTGAGTACTCATTAGAACTCGCTCAGGACCTCAAGGCAATCCATGGTCTGAATGCTGAAGCGGAATTAGCAAACATTCTCTCAACTGAGATTCTTGCCGAAATCAACCGCGAAGTTATCAGAACCATCTATAAGAGTGCTGTTCCTGGTGCTCAGACAAACACCGCTACTTCTGGTACTTTCGACCTCGACGTTGACTCCAACGGTCGTTGGTCGGTTGAGAAGTTCAAGGGTCTTATCTTCCAAATCGAGCGCGATGCAAACGCAATTGCACAGCAAACTCGTAGAGGGAAGGGTAACACTATCGTTTGCTCTGCTGACGTTGCTTCGGCACTTGCAATGGCTGGTGTTCTCGATTACACCCCTGCACTCAACGCTAACCTGAACGTTGATGACACTGGTAACACCTTCGCTGGTGTTCTCCAAGGTAAGTTCAGAGTCTACATCGACCCATATTCGGCAAACGTTTCTGCTAACCAGTATTACGTTGTTGGATATAAGGGTTCGAATCCTTATGACGCTGGACTCTTCTACTGCCCATACGTTCCTCTCCAGATGGTTCGTGCAGTTGGTGAGCAAACCTTCCAGCCTAAGATTGGCTTTAAGACCAGATATGGTCTGGTCGCCAACCCATTCGCTAAGGGTGCTTCAACTTCAACTCCTGGTGTTATTTCAACCAACTCTAACGTATATTACAGAAGAGTTAAGGTTACCAACCTCATGTGATCTAATTCACATTCTTCTAGAGGGTCCTTCGGGACCCTATTTTTTTATCTAAATACAAATAAAACATTATGGCGGCAAATCCACTTGGCAATCAAATTTCAAATCGTAATTTTTTATCTCCGATTGGATTTAAATTTACTTTAGCAAAATATCCAAAAGTTGCATTTTTTTGCAATTCTGCAAAAATACCAGAATTAACTCTCAGCACAGTAATTCAACCAGATTATCTAAATGATATTCCACAACCTGGTGGTAAAATGACTTTTGGAGATTTAAATTTAAGATTTCTTGTGGATGAGAGTATGGAAAATTATATGATTATCCATAACTGGCTCACCGCTTTAGGTGGTTCTGGAAGCCTTGCCGAATATGGAGTGTTGATTACCGATCAAAATGGAACGGTAGATTATGACAGAGCATATAGCGATGGATCTCTTCATGTTTTAAATAGTAATTATGGTTCAACAGCAGTTGTAAAATTCAAAAATCTCTTTCCAGTATCTCTAACTTCATTAGATTTTGATTCAACGGTTACAGATATTAATTATTTTACGGCAGAGGTGGCTTTTAAGTATACAATTTATGATATACTAGGTACGGACGGCAAACCACTTTATCCATTTACAAGTACATGAATCTTGAGCAAATTCAGGAAATGTGGCAGAGAGATTCTGTTATCGATCCTGATAATTTACATGATGAATCTTTAAAAATTCCTCAACTTCACGCGAAGTATTATACAATTTATAATACAATTAATCTATTACGCGAAAAAGCAAGAGAAACTTATAATAAGGTCAAACTTGAGCGTTATAACTATTATACCGGAAAATCTCCAGCAGAAGTATACGAAGAAGAACCTTTTCCCTACAAAGTTCGGGACAAAGAGGCATTACAGAGGCATATGGATGGTGATGAGAAGTTAAGTAAAGTAGAACTCAAGATAAGATACTATGATATTATGCTGAAATTTCTTGAAGAGATTATTAAGACAATTTCTAATCGCACATATCAAATTAAAAATGCTATTGAATGGCATAGATTTCAAGCGGGGTTTAATTAACCCCGTTTTTTATTGCCAATAAATATTTTTGTATTGATATGAATGTATGTCACATTTGGTTATATCGAAAAAGAATGAGGTATATCTTCAGGTAAAAGCAGAACCACACGTTTATTATGAACTTGCGGATCAGTTCACTTTTGACGTGCCTGGTGCTAAATTCATGCCCCAGTTTCGTAATAAACATTGGGACGGAAAAATACGATTATTTAATACGCAGAATGGTGAGATTTATATTGGTCTTCTAGATAAACTCACTCGGTTCTGTGAAAATTATGATTATACTTATGAGTTTGTAAATAATAAGTTCTATGGTCTTCCCTTTGAAGTAAATGAGAACATCTCAAAGGAAGGAGTAAAAGATTATATGACTTCTATTTGCAAGTATGCTCCCCGCGATTACCAAGTTGAGGGAGTATACGACGCTTTAAAACATAATAGAAAGTTGTTGATATCTCCAACTGCTTCTGGAAAGTCGTTGATGATATATTCAATTGTGAGATATTACGTTGAGAAAGGACAAAATACTCTGATAGTCGTTCCAACGACATCCCTTGTAGAGCAGATGTATAAAGATTTTGCAGATTATGGATGGGATGTGGGTTCATACTGCCACAAAATATACGCAGGTAAAGAAAGAGAAACAGACTCTCAGGTGATCATTACGACCTGGCAGTCTATCTACAAACTTCCCCGTCAATATTTTTCAAGATTTAATGTGGTAGTAGGAGATGAAGCACACCAGTTTAAATCAAAGTCATTAGTATCTATAATGACAAAACTTTCTGATGCAAAATATCGCTTTGGATTTACAGGAACTTTAGATGGCACACAAACACACAAATGGGTTCTAGAAGGTTTATTTGGTCCTTCATACAAAATCATCAGAACAGAAGAACTGATGCAGAAGGGTCACGTTGCCAAACTTGACATTAATATTCTTCTATTGAAACACCCACCAAATAAGTTTGAAACTTTTGAAGATGAGGTTCAGTATATTATAAACCATGATAAAAGAAATAATTTTATTAAAAACCTTGCTCTCGACCTTAAAGGTAATACATTAATTTTATTTTCAAGAGTAGAAGGTCATGGACAACCCCTGTATGATCTCATAAATAATAGCAAGTCTGATAATCGCCATGTATTTTTTGTTCATGGCGGTGTAGACACGGAAGATAGAGAAAAAGTTAGAGAAATTACCGAAAAAGAAAATAATGCGATTATTGTGGCATCATATGGTACTTTTAGTACGGGAATTAACATTAAGAATTTACATAATGTTATTTTTGCTTCACCTTCGAAATCTAGAATCCGTAATCTCCAATCAATTGGAAGAGTTTTAAGAAAAAGTGATAATAAAACAAAAGCAACTCTGTATGATATTGCCGATGATATTAGTTATAAGTCAAGAAAAAATTATACACTTAATCACTTAATAGAAAGAATTAAAGTTTATAATGAAGAAAACTTCAATTACGATATTGTAAACATACCGCTTAAAAACTAATGGGAGAAGAGTTTTACGCAGCAATAAAGTTAATAACTGGTGAAGAAATATTTTCTCTTATTTCTATTGATGAGAACGATGGCGATCCTATTATTATTCTTCAGAATCCTGTAAGTATGAAAGTCTTCACAAATAATGTAGGCACTTATGTAAAGATAAAACCTTGGATGGAAATACCTGATGATGACTTTTTCTTAATTAAATTAGATAAAGTTGTTACTATGACTGAAATTAAAAATCAATCTACGATTAACTTTTATCATCGATATCTTGAAGATGATACTAGTGTTGAAATTGAATCTGATGGTAAAGTTTCAATCTCTGATAAAATGGGATATTTGGGGTCAGTAGAGAATTCTCGTAAGTCACTCGAAGATATTTTCCTTAAAGATCTTAAAGATAATAAAGAAAGCTAATTTTTATCTTCAATTGAGACAAACCTAGTCTACACATATTTTTGGTACTTGTCAAGCCCTTGATTTATGTGGTATAATTAATTCAACTTATATTAAGAAAAAGACAGATGAATTATGCCAAAAAAGAAATCAGAACATTATGTTAATAACAAAGAGTTACTTGAAGCATTGATTGTCTATAGGACAAAGGTTGCTGCCGCTAAAGAAAAAGGACTTCCTAAACCGCGTATTACAAATTATCTGGGAGAGTGCTTCCTTAAGATTGCCACACACCTTTCCTATAAACCTAACTTTGTGAATTATATGTTTCGGGATGATATGATTTCTGATGGCATAGAAAATTGCGTTCAATACATTCACAATTTCGATCCAGAAAAATCAAGCAATCCTTTTGCTTACTTTACTCAGATTATTCACTATGCATTTTTGAGGAGAATTCAAAAGGAGAAAAAGCAATTAGAAATTAAAACTAAAATTATTGAACGCACCGGTTTTGATGAGGTTATGATGATTGATGACAACTTGCTTTCTGGGAGCAATTCCGACTATAATAGTATGAAAGACAACATCCAGTATCGTAGTAATCGATGAAGGTAGCAATTTTAACTGACACTCATTATGGCGCCCGGAAGGGTTTAAAATACCTTCACGACCATTTTGAACTCTTCTATAAAAATGTTTTCTTTCCTTCTTTGAAAGAGCATGGAGTAGAAGCAGTCATTCATATGGGTGATGCTTTTGATAGTCGGAAGTCAATTGATTATCAAAGTTTGGAATGGGCAAAGAGAGTTGTATTTGAACCTCTGCGGGATTATGAGGTTCATATGATTATTGGTAATCACGATTGTTACTATAAGAATACCAATAGTGTTAACTCTCCAAGTTTGCTTCTTCAGACCTATCCTAATATTCGGACTTATAGTTCTCCACAAACGGTAAAAGTTGGTGGTTTGGATATTATGATGGTGCCCTGGATTTGTAGTGAGAATTATGATGAAACTCTGAATCAAATCAAAAAGACCAAAGCAAAAGTTTCGATGGGGCACTTGGAACTTCAAGGTTTCCGTGTGAATCGCAATCTGGTGATGGAAGAACACGGAACAGATCCAAAGATTTTTGATAAGTTTACCAAAGTATTTTCTGGTCATTATCACACTCGTTCTGATAATGGCAAGATTTTTTATCTTGGTAATCCCTATGAGATGTATTGGAATGATGTGAATGACACTCGCGGATTTCATATTTTTGATACAGAAACTCTAGAACATACTCCAATTAATAATCCTTATAAATTATTCTATAACATTTACTATGAAGATACTCCTTATCAAATGTTTGATGCTAGAGAGTATGTGAATAAAATTGTGAAAGTAATTGTTCGTAAAAAATCCAAACCAAAGGATTTTGAGAAGTTTATCGATAAACTTTACACAGTTGGTATTCAAGAACTTAAGATTATTGAAAACTTTGAAATTCAAGAAAATGAAGAGTTTGAAATTAGTGAAGATGAAAACACTCTGACAATTCTGAATCGTTATATTGAAGAATCAGATTTTGAGTTTGACAAGACTATTATTAAAGGTATTTTTCAAGATCTTTATCGGCAAGCTTGCGAAGTAGAATAATGTTCCTGCTTACACTCAAAAATAGAAAAGACGACGGAGCATATGCGGTTCAGAATCGATATGGTGAAAAAGTCTTATTTCTCTTTGAAGAGGAGGATGATGCTACTCGTTATGCGATGATGTTAGAAGATCAGGAAAAAACCATAATGGATGTTGTAGAAGTTGATGATGAGCTTGCAATTATGACCTGTAAACGCTACAATTACAAGTATGCCGTGGTCACTCCTGACGATATTGTAATTCCCCCTAAAAATGCTAGTATTTCATAAGATTCGTTGGCGAAATTTCCTTTCAACCGGGAATCAGTTTTCAGAAATTGACTTTGAAAAAAATAATACAAATTTAATTATTGGTACAAATGGTGCGGGTAAATCCACTGTGTTGGATGCGCTTACATTTGTCCTTTTTAATAAACCGTTTAGACGTATTAATAAACCACAACTTGTTAACACAACAAACGAAAAGGATTGCCTTGTAGAGATTGAGTTTACAATTAATAATAAGAATTATTTGGTTCGTCGTGGAATTAAACCAAATATTTTTGACATAGAAGTAAATGGAATCGCTCTTCATAAAGAAGCAGATGATCGTGCCAATCAGAAAATACTTGAGGAAAATATTCTCAAATTAAATTATCGTAGTTTTACTCAAATTGTAATTTTGGGTAGTAGTACTTTTGTACCTTTTATGCAATTGGCGACATCGCATCGTCGTGAAGTGATTGAAGATCTTTTGGATATTCGTATTTTTTCTGCGATGAATAATCTTATCAAAGATAAGATTCGTGAAAAAAAGGATCAGATCAAATCTCTTGATCTTAAGAAAGAAACTCTTAAGGATAAGATGAAGATGCAACAGAGTTTTATTGAAGAACTTGAGAATCGTGGTAATGCCAACATAAATGCCAACAAAGAAAAGATTGCCAATTTAGATTCTGAAATTGGTGATTATATGACTCATATTTCTACCGTAGAATCTTCACTTGTTGACAAAACTAAATTGCAAGAAGAATTGATTGGTGCTGGAGATAAATTATTAAAATTGAATAATCTCAAAGGCAAACTCTCACAAAAAGTATCTACAATTACTCAAGAGCATAAGTTTTTCACAGAAAATACGGTCTGCCCTACTTGTACACAAACAATTGAGGAAGAGTTTCGGTTAAATAGAATTGCGGACGCTCAAAATAAAGCAAAGGAACTCCAGAAAGGTTTTCAAGAACTTGAGGAGACTATAAAGTTAGAACAAGATAGAGAGCGTCAATTCACAGTTCTATCTAAGGAGATTACGAAACTCAACCATGAGATTTCTCAAAACAATACTCGGATTTCACTCAACCAGAGACAAATTCGAGACCTTGAATCTGAAATTCAAACTATTGCCCAAAACCTTGCAAACAGAAATACTGAGCATGAGAAGTTAGAAGAATTTCAAACCAATCTCCAAAAAACATTCGAAGACCTTTCAAAGAAAAAAGAAG